AATAATTCAATTATCAAAATATTATTTCATAATTTTCATATTATTTGTTATTATACCATTTATCAAAGATAACCTCTGTGCCGCCATCATTACTTACCAGTACATCGCCTTTCTTCCAAGCAAACTTAGACCAGTCTCGCATTTCTTTTGATGGAAAAACTACACATTCTCCATCATCATACAATTTGCCATTTTTATCAAGATACCCTTCTCCATCATTCATAAAACCAAATTTTGAACTGTAGAAGGATATTTTGAAACTTTTATCATCCACTTCTTCTAACTTGCATTTACCACAAGCGGAAGAATATAACTTCGTTCCTTGCGGCTTATCCTTTAGGATTTCCACTATATTAATCTCAGTTTCCATAACTAAACCAATTTTTGCGTTAAACAATACTGGTAGTAACTCATACTACCAACGTTTTTTGATATTTTTGGCAGCTCACCATCATAAGGAGTGACTTTCAAGCCATCAATGAAATCAGCATTCTCAGTTGATACCTCGGTATCATGCTCATTCATAAACACCTTTTGCGCTGTCGTAGAATGGCTTTCAGCTCTAAGCTTACCGAGTGACCGCCAAACCTGCTTGCTATGGATGAACAATCCATGCAAAGGAATAGTCTTTACTTCTACTTTTGTTCCCATAACCTTTATTTTAATACATCTATTCTCTATCTAAATAAAACGGGGAATATCGCAATATTCTCATTTCTCTTCTCATATTAATCTCAGCTAAACGAGCTGCTTTATAAAGCTTAATATATGGCTTATCTTTGAGATATTGAATAAATTCGACAACAGAATATTCTTTCTTTTCCATACCCTTAACCATTTAAAGATGATAATAACTATTTGATACCCTTGCGCCCAAATCGAAGCAGCCCACAGCATCCGGCTTTAAGAAGCGTTTCTCTAACTTCTCCAAAGCCACTTTACACTTCTGCTCCATGTGCTTGCAATGTAGTCTCTGAGCTAATTTAAGTTGCTCAACAACACCCTTGCGAGCAACTCTATATTGTTTATCGGACATCATAGCCTTATTCGTTCACATAGTTGATTACTTGCTCTTGACCTTGCTCATGCAAGTTATCGAAAGCGTCTTCTATAACTTTAGCTACTTGGTCGCCATTAAGGTTCTCCAGCATTTCGCTTACTACCTCTATCTGCTGGTCTGTTGCTAAAGAGCAAAACTTGTCAATAAGAAAACTCTTCTGTGCTTGGACGAGCATATCATCGAATAAATCCGATACATCTACACTAACTTTATAATATGCCATAATTTGAAATTTTAAAAGTAATTAGTTGTACCACACATCATTTGGCATAAGAGCCAATTTCCATCCATACTCTAGTTCATACCTTAATATTTCAAGGTCGTGACTCATTACAGATGAAAGACCTACAAACTTATTTTCGTACTCCATATCCAAACCATTTAGTTACCATACTTGTAATGCAAATAATTAGCCTCTGAGCCGAAATAAAGCTCGGTATCGCTCATATTTGCCTCCATCAAGTCATTCTCTACATCTTTATAAGAAGGCACGCAATCCTTAACTCTTTGGCAGAACAAAGGATATTTTGAAGACACGTCTTCTCCGTCTTCATTATAGATATTAATCTTATCTACATTATAATATGGATAAGAAGAAATATTTCCATATGAATGGATAACCTTTCTACTCTTAACGGACACCACGATTTCAGCAGGTTTGTTAATAGCATCAAACTCGCAAGTAAAATCATCAAGCTGCGCCACAAAAGCCGCATCATTAAACTTTTCAGATAAGTTTTCAAAAAACTTTTTCATTTTCTTATTACAGTTTTTGTGGTGTGCCTCACCATTTTTAATTAGTAACCTTTATTTCTTAATTACGATGCAAAGATACAAAGAATATTCGAAATATGCAAATTATTTAATGTGTTTCTTTTATTCTTTAATATATCGTAACATATAACACCGATAATTTACTGACGTTAACACAAAAATCCCCACCACTACATTATTATATATAGTGATGGGGTAAACCCAAAAAGGTATTTTGCCTTTGGGCTATTTTTCTTCCTTATCTACGATTTCAACGAAATCTCCAATTCCCAAACGAGCCTTATTGATACATGATGCTATCCAACCTATCAGATAGGCAGATGGTTCTCCACCATGTTTCATTTCAATATTACCCTCGATAGCATCACAAGCGTGACTAGCCTCATGACAAATTACATTCATACGCATAGCCTTACTGCTACTGAATAAAACAAGAACGCACTTTCTTCCTGTTTCTCTTATGTGAAGTCCGTAATAAGTAAATCCATCACCATTTAAAAAATCGTACTTTTCAATATCCGTACCATCATTATTCAAGAATGCTTTCTTTGCATCCTCAAACTGCAACCCAACCCCAACACACAATAAGTGTGGGTAAATGGGCTGGTCGTATTCGTAATATCCTTTCTTCTTCATACCTCATCGTTTTTATGTTTCTCCCACCCTGCTTTTGAAAAGGCATACCAAGTATCACAAATGTCAAGAGCGAGCATGTTGCCTTGGTTAATACAAAAATCGCTATCAAAGCCTTCGATATGAACATACATCAGTGCTATAGTATCATAAGGAACGCTACGACCATCAAGACAAGGGTTTTTAAAATTCTTAGTCTTGTATAAACTTGTAACAATTGGCACTTGAAGAACGTCTGAAATATTCTTAGTGCTAATCTCTATCGACTTCTTAAACTTCTTCATATTCTCAACTATTTAAATTTCTCAAAGTAGAACACAATTTGTCTATCAAAGTGCTCTTCGATTAAACCATAAGCAAGCGACATCTTTACTTGGAAAGAAGCCTTACCATTAAGCAATCCTTTAGCCTGTCTAGTAATCTCTGAACGAAATTGTTCCAAACTCATATCACGCTTACGAAGATTACAAGACCTGCAAGATGGCATATAGTTCTCCATGGAATCATCGCCATGGAATACGACAAATTTTCCCTCCTTGTCGCTCCACCGAGAGTAACAACCTCGATTTTTCGGAACAAGATGGTCAACCTGCATATCCTTATACTCTATACTCTTGCCGCAATAAGCACAATGCCCATCGTATTTGCGATATATTTTAAGTCTATCTTCTTTTTTCATAATCGTTAATTATGTAACCTACCAATATGCCACTTTGAGCAAACCTTGCATAAGTAAGGATGCCAGCCGGAAGCCTTCAACTTCGAATTCTGATTTAGAAACTCCCAAGCATCATCCTCGCTTTCATAAGCTACCTTCGCCTTCCAAGATTGACCCTTTCTAACCCAATGCTCAGGATCTGGATGCAAATGACGAGGAATACATTTATTTCTTTTCTTCATAACTTCTTCAGAAATTTAAGTTGAAACCCTTCTGCCTTTTTTATTCCTGGGTATAGCTTCGTTAGAACCTCCCATGCTCTTGTCTTGTGCCGATGCCACATCGTAACCGGATGCACACGCTCACCACTTGGTAACACATAGAAATCTGCCTTAATGGTATCAATATGCTCATAGTTTGCAGCTTTATATATAGTTCCCTTGTTACCTATGGACGTATCGGCATAAGATATAAGGTACTTGATTTCCTTATGTGTTGCCCTAATATACTTATGCAAGAGAGATAGGCAAATCGTCTCGCTAAACTTTGGCATATCATCAGACAACCACATTCTGTCAAATTCCCTCACTTGATGGTAATCCAACACTTCGCCCTTTTCAGTCTTGATGTGCGGTCGGATTCTATACCCTATTTGCATTGCGCCCCTTATCTTATCCTTATACAATACCAAAAGATTCAAGCAACTATTCTTCGTTACCTTGTGTGAAAAGTGATGAGGAACTATGATTGCATCTGCTTGCGCCTTATCGCACTCCATCAGCTTTATTCCCTTTTCCTTGCACTCGTAACCGATAACAAATCCGCAGAAGCCTAGCACTGGAGACTTGTTCAACTTTCTTCTTCTCATATCAATGATACCTCCAAAAATAACGTTTGAAATTATCTAGCAAATGCTCTATACAAGCTTTGATTTCGCCCTCTCTTATGAATTGGTTGCAAAAATCTATCAATTCATCACGTACCAACCCTCGTTTTAAGGCTTCGTCTCTCATAGCTCTTATAAGAGCATCCGTTGTTTCTTTATTCCCATTTCTTACAACAGGATTGCAACAAAACACCTTGCACATATCCATAGTTTCAAAACAGACTTAACTGCCTACTCATATTCTTTAATTCGTTATTGGCAAAATCTACTTGACGCTGGTCTATTTCAAAGCCTATATACTTTCTTTCAAGGTTTACGCAAGCTCTTGCTGTTGTGCCACTCCCCATAAATGGGTCAAGAATAACATCACCTACATTTGTTGAGTTTCTGATTAGAATCTCCATCAACTTAACTGGTTTTTCGGTCTGATTGATCAATCCTTCTTTATCCCTGCGTTTGTTGGTTGGAATAGGAACACTCAGAATGTCAGATGTGCCAAACTCATTAATTGGCTTTCCACCTCCCTTACGAAGCATAATGATATACTCCTTTTGGTTCATATAATACGTTCTACACACCTTAGTGCATTTATCCCATATTAAACACTTTGTGAAGTGAAACTCACTCCGTCCTATCTCATCTAGAAAGTGCATCAGATTATGGTCGTTACACATAAGATAGCAATGAGTCTTATCCTTTAGTACTCGATATAGTTCGTTGATATACTCCGAAATATCTATGTCATTACTCTTGAATATCTTACCTTTTCTTGTTTGTAAATCAGTCCAATATCCGCTCATGTTACTACGCCCACCTCTAGCTTGTACCGGATAAGCTACATCTGAGCATACTAGGTCTATACATTCATCGTCTAATAGCTTTAGAAGCTTTCGACAATCACCTTGATAAATTCTATTTAACTCCAACATATCCAAACATATCTTTTTGATTTAACATTTCTTCCTTAATTCTTCTTTGTGCCACCTTGAAATAATCCTCATCCAATTCAAAACCAAGGTAATTCCGATTTGTCCGCATACAAGCCAGAGCAGTACTTGCGCTGCCAATAAAGCCATCAAACACCAAATCTCCTTCGTCCGATGATTTCAAGATGCATTGCATAAGCAAGGGGATTGGCTTCTCGTTCTGATGTACCAACTTATCTGATGGAACTCTATCAAAGTCCCACACGTCCTCCAAACGCTTGCCGTTTATGGTTCGTCTGCCTTTATTCAAGTACAGGATTGGCTCGTAACATTGACCATATTGCGCATCTAAATCTCCAGCCGTATGGTTTCTCTTTCGCCAAATGAGCACATTCTTAATGGTAAACCCTGCGTTCCTCGCTTGTTGCATAAAAAAGTCCAAGGTCTTGGCACTACAGAAGATATAAGCAGCACTATCATCCTTCAAAATCCGGTAGCATTCGCTCATATAATCAATAATCAATTGCTCATTATCGTCATTGAGTATTTCCTTCGAAAAACGATGGTCGTCTGCTCTCCATCCGGTCTTATAGGAGATACAATATGGTGGGTCAGTAACAATTAAATCTACTTTCCCGCTCTCTATTTGTTTCATTCCTTCTATGCAGTCGGAATTGTATATTCTATCAAATTCAAGCATATCAAATCTCTTTTATAGCGTTAACATAAGCTTCATGAGCCTCTTCTTGCGTATCAAAGCAACCTATATATATTTTCTTTTTACCTATCTGATACTGCGCTTGCCATTTTCTTACACTCTTATTCCAAGTCACACCCAAGTATTCGGAAGAGGTTTTCTTTGCTATAGCAGAATAAATCACATTGTATCTTGCGGTGCAATACTCCAAGTTGTCTACATCGTTATTCGTCTTATCGAAATCCTTATGATTCACCATTGGAAACGCTTCTGGATTCTCCAAGAAAGCCTGAGCTACCAAACGATGTATATAAAACATCTTGCGCTTTCCGTTCTTGTAAAGCCATACCTTCAGATAACCTTTTGGTGTCTTGCAAGGTGCGATTTCCTTTAATTGAGACGTTCTCCCAATAGTAAAAACATGTCCCAGCTTGCTAACATAATACCTTTCGTAATTCTTTACAGGCTTAATATCACCAAGAAACCTTGTTATACATTTATCTTTCATTGTTACCTCCTTTTTCAAAGAAACTTGAATATATGGCTTGCGCCTCCTTTGTATCTAGCAAATCAATATCATTGTAAAACCTTTTGTACACAACGCACAGCCTTTCGTCATTTCCGGTTTCTCTTGCTTTAGCTATTTGCTGACAAGATTCCATTAAAAATGCACTAATCTTCTCGTAACTTCGCATTTGTGTCTTCTTTAGCATATCCATGCTTACAAAGGTTTTGTAGTGGATGATATGCTTTTCTTGCTCGTATTCTGTGAGTATAAGCCCTTCCGGAATAGCAAATACCACCCTTCTTGTCTTGTCATCACTATAGAGCTGAACTGCACCTGTAAACGATGTATATATCTTTTGCAATATCTTGGCAATCGGTAAGTCTTTTTTCAAAAACCTTTCTGCAAATCTCTTCAGAAAATGAACGCTCATAGCAAAACAATCTTCGCTATACCCATCGTTTCTACTCATAGGAATATACTCGTTGGTTTCCTTCAGATAAATGAACAAACCCGAAGCAAATACATCGCCATGTTTTACACCTACAACGATGAAATAATCGGCATTCGGTGTAGCAAACTCAAAGGTCTTTGTTATTTGTTTTACGTTCTGCTTTTTCATTTCACGTTTAAGCTCATTAGCTTTTCGCATCTGAAACTCATAGATTCTAGCTCCATCTAAGTTTCGTACTCTACGCATCTCACCCGAAGTCATACTTGCTGTTATCATGCGCATTCCTCCTTTTTAATCTTTGACAACCAACAATCCCAGATTCTCGTAGCAACATTAGCCATCATAACTGGAGGAACACACATTCCGCAAGCAAACCAAGGCTTCATGCCATTAAAGTCATAATCCATCGGGAATGTTGATGCTAAAATCGTATCATGCGCTGAAATATAACTTGGATTATCAAAATACAAAAGCCTATCTTCCATTGCTGATATAGTATTGCATACTTTATCCTTTTTAAGAAACATATTATTGAACATAGAAAGACGATTATCCATCCGTTTGACAATATCACCGATAGAATTGTCTTTCTCGTTTCTATGCTCCCAATACTTCATCACTTCTTTTGGAATCTGTCTTCCACTATAGTCCGAAAACTCATCCAAGACAATTTCTTTCTCGTTGAAGTCCATATCTATCTTAGGCACTCGCTCGAACAAATCCTTCTGAACCATAAACGGCTTGCAAAGGTCTTTGCGTAATCCTAGAAAGAACACCCTAGGTCGATTCTGAGGAACACCCATATTACGTGCATTAAGCAACCAATGCTGCAAGATATATCCGGCATTATCCATCTGCCTGTAAATCTCTTTCACGTACTCGATAGCTTCACCTTGCAACAAACCTTGGACATTCTCAAAAACCACTACCTTTGGTTGTAGTTCTTGAGCGAGGGCGATTGAGTAAAAAGCCAAATCGTCAAGCCTTTGTGCTTTCTGACCTTCTCGGAATACTTTTTCCTTTCCCCAGGCCTTTTGGCGATCACCTGCAATACTGAATACCGAACAAGGGAAACTAGCATCCAATATATCCAAATTATGAAGCTCTTCTTTCATAATATGCCCCCCATATTGATATTGGTAATCAACTCACGAATATCACAATTGAAAGCATACTTGACATCGTGATTCTTCAAGTACATCTTCATAACCTTTGGGTCTATCTCATTACAGGCTACAACATCGTAGCCAGCTAGTTTGTAGCCAAAGGAACTTCCACCTCCGCAACAGAAGCAAGACATTACCTTACCTTTGTCTTTTGTGAAATTAGCATCTTTTTTAGTCCATCTATAAGGGAACTTGTGCTCGTTTTTATACATTTATCTACCATAAAAAAACAATCGTTAATAAAAACCGATGTATAAAAATAACCACAAGTAATATGGTTGTAAGAAAGGGACTCTAACCCTTGAATTTAGATTCTGTTTTCTTCGGCAATGCGTCTTAAATAATCATCCGCTGCGTTATCATCTATTTTCGACTTAAGAGACATTCCTGTGTTATATCCTATCATTAATGACACATTCTTGCTCTTTTTCTTGTTCTTTCCATATCGCCAGCTAAAAACCTTTCCTAGCCAAGCTATACCAACAATACCATCTGCTACAACTATTGTCGGCAACAAAACATATACTTTATATATCATCGCAATCTAATTGAGAGTTAAAAATATATCTATTCTGATTCAACCAAAGCTCCACGTAGTCAGCCTTGATTTTCAGAAATTCTTCGTATGTGTAGCATTTCTGCTGCTTACCACCTTTGTTCCAATAATAGGCAACTCCTCCCAAAGAAAAGAAGTCTATCAAGTCCATTTCCTTTCGCTCCGGTTCTTCACGCTTTTTCTTTTGCCTATATCTACTTACAGCAAGCAATATGAGACAAACGCAAAGCAACATGGAAACCAGTATCTCGAATATCAACCTTACGTCTTGCATCTTATTTTAAACAAAAAACACGAAACTACCGATTGCAAAGTCAAAGGAATAGTGACTCGGACTGCCTTTCGGTATAGTCCATCGGGTTTCGTGTCTCTAATATCTTATCAATTTCTTAAATCGCCATTTTATCCTTTTTTGTTCTGCGCTTGCAAAGATAAACAATATTTCGCTAACTTGCAAGCGTTTTAGTGCTTTTAATATTTTATTTGCATTATTTTAAACTTATCCTTTTTTGAAGTTCATGCCAAACTCTTCTTCCGTTACCTCATACATTACATCACCACATGCTACTCTTTGCTTGTCTTTTGCCATCAGCAATAAGTTTCTATAAGGTATCTCTTTCACGACTTCTTGGTAAGATAAGTGCAGACTATCCATAAAAGATGCAATCTGTCCTAAGAGTGTATCGTTACCTATGGTCGTGGTTTTGCTATCATCCTTGCCGCACTCTTCGCCAAAATTGATAGCGTCTGAAAATCCTTTATAGAGATTAAGGAATAAGCCGTTTGTAAGCCATTGACAACCTCTTCAAGCGTTCCTTTAGATAATTCATCACTAATGGATTCATCGCCTTGTATGAATACGGACAACGCCTTGCAAGCATCATCCAAATTCTTAAGCATGCATAAGACTTCCGCTAAGGTCTTGCCCTCTTCGAAACTATCAAGGTATTTAGCCGCCTTGACCAATTTTATAATTGTAGGTGGTGAAACGTAATAAGCCCTTCCATTCACGATTATCGTTACGGTGTCCTCTCCAAGAATTGCATCCGTAATTAATTTACTTGCCTTACTCATGGTTCTGAATATTAAAAAAGGGGAACGGCATTAACACCATCCCCCTCTATCATTTGTTGCCTATGTCTTATTCTTGTTCTACAACCGCAGAGCCTTCCCATTGGTACTCGCCAGCCACACCATCGATCTCGCTTTCCATAGCAACGGCAGAAATACCCAAAGTGATATTCTTATCCTGCTGGTCACCCTTGGCAACGATAGCCGCATTTGAGAAAACGATGTAGTTCCCTGTCTTGGTCTGAGCAACGATACACTTGTTGATATTAGCCAAATCTTGGCTAGAAGACCAACCTACTGCATCTGCCTCCGTTGTAGTCTCTTCTCCAGTTGCCTTGTACATCTTACCACCCTGCAAGTCTACCTTATTCTTCCATGAAAAGACACCAATAGAGAATGTAATTGTCTTAGCACCCTCATCGGTCTTGTCACGATAGTAAACCTGTCCGTTCAGCTCGTTCTTGTACTCGGTAACACTAGGGTCATCCTGAGAATATCCCCATGTTCCCTCATGGCTGTTCTTAACCTCTGTAGCGGTTTTCAACCATGTAGCCAACTTAGCAGGTGTATTTGCCTCGGTAAGAGGAGCACCATACCAAATTCTCTTGATTCCAATAAATGGTTTCATCTTATCTTACGTTTAATGTTTCAAAATCAATAGTAATGTTTGCGTAATGGCAACTCAACCTACTCTCTTGCTCTATGCCGTGGGAACGGATAGAATAGCGATACCATACATCCTCAGCTTTTCCGACCTCATTGTCGGACAGGGTTTGAATAGCCTTCTTTAAAAGCTCGTTCAATTGAGGATTAGCCTCGCCCTCTATATCTTTGAGCAATATGTTTACCTCTATAGTACAATCGTTGAAATATGTCTTGTCTGCACTCATGCGCTTAGGAATGATTACTATCATGCCTTCATCAGGAATCTTCTCACCGACCAAAGGTCTTTCCCCCTCAAGTCCACCCTTTGTCAGATGTCCTTTCAGTCTTCGTTCCAATCCCATAAGTTCCAAGTCATCATAGATTACATGACCAGCATCTATTTCTGTTATCATCGCATATCCTCGATTTCTTTCTTGATATACTGAATACCCGAATCTATAACATCATATCCCCTAGAGGAAACATCAGACGCATATTCCGCTTTGTTGCCAAGGGTCAAGGTGTGGTCATGTACATTACTATAGTTAGACCTTCTGAGATTACCTGTGCGGTTTCGGTAGTTTCCGTTAGCCTTATCAAGCTCAACAGCAGTTTTACCTAACCTGTCAAGAAATTCATCTACTTCCCTTTCTCCCTGTGCAAAGAAAGCGTCTATCTCATCCTTTATAACATCAGACATAGATACTCATATAACCAAGATAATTGCACTTAGGGGCATTATAGACCTTTCCACCTCCTCGGTAACTTCCATCATCGGAATATACTTTGACTTCATCACCTTCGGAAATCTGGCACTTGTCACAAACAATATGATATTTCGGTGTATATATGCTACCATTATCGGTAGTGAAATGCTCGGTAGAGTTGTCATCGCACCGACAACGCCCCATTTCTTTCCATTCCTCAGAAGAGCTAATGACCTCGTTGTACTTGTTGACAACCTTATTCACGAACTTTTTCTTTAATATATGAGGGGAATATAACATAACCTAGACATTTACCAAATATCAGACTTATCCGTGATAGTGGAAAGCCCTAAAGCTGCCACCACTTCATTATCCGGAGTAACACCATACTTACGGCAAAGCCACATATAGTATTGTCCTATCCTAGAGTAGTCCCAAGAGACAGAGAATCCATTTTCGTTCACATTGCTCATATATGGGGCAAGCATAAGTTCCTCGATTACGGAAATCATCGCCTTGCCTACAACCTGCGAATTATCAGACGTATATTCTTCGTCAAGGTCTATACCTGACGAAATATCTTCCAATTGGGCATCCGTTATGTTCCAAGCACGCAACTTCTGCGAAATGTATTCTCTTATCTTCATGTGACATCATTATTTCTGAGCCTGACTCATAGCCTCAGCGATTTTCTTTGCAGCCTCTTGCTCGCTCTTAGCCTTTTCGTCAAGCTCCTCTTCTACATTCTCCTTTTCAGAAGTCTCTTCGGTTGACTCGGCAGCATCCTTTTTTGGGGTTTTCTCCTTTTTAGTCTTGCTCTCCTTCTTCTCCTTTAAGACTTCCTTCTTAGGTGTCTCTTCTGATTTTTTATCTTCATCCTCTTTAGGATTTTCTTTTCCATCATTCAAGACTTCCTTTTTAGGAGTATCTTTAATTTCCTTATCGTCTTTTGGAGATGCAGAACTATTATCGTTCTGCCCCTCCAACATCTTGCAAAGCTTACGTTCGATAAGGGAGTTCATGCGTTCTTCGTCAAAGTCCAAGATTGCACCTACTTCATAGATGGTGTTAAAATGGAACTTATCACGGAACGGACTAATTACCTCACCTCTCATAAGCCTAACCTACTGCTTGTGTTGAGTCCAAAGAATAGATAGCATCAACGTTATTCAAAATAGGAACAACCATTGCTTGTGAGCTGGTGAACTCACGGAGTGGGTCGTTGGTAGAATAACGACTAGCCAAGATATACTCATCGGCTGACTGATAAGTAACACCTGCAACTGGTCTTGTAGCTTCGGCTACGTTAGTCCAGAACAAATCACCAAGGTTATCATAGCATGTAAAGGTCATGTGACCCTTAGCCCAAGGGTTGTGTGTTCCCTTCTTGCCGTTAATCTCGGTCTTGATTGTACGGGCTACACGTACCAAGTTAGTCTGCCACTTATTTCTGAAGATAGAAGCAATCTGCTCAAAGCTCAAAATAGGAATATTGCTATTACTATTGGTTGCAATGCCTTGATTGAAGGCAAACTGAGCACGAACCTGCTTGTTCTTGCCAAGCAACTTGATTGTGTAATCATCAAGATAACAAGTAGTGATGGTATTTTGGTCTTCCATCGCCTTGTCGTAAACCAATTGGATGTCATCAAGAGGAGTTGCATCCTCTGCGTCCCAAGCCTTAGCACCGTGACCGAACTTATTCTTCTCGGCAAAACCTACATCAATTCGGATACCAGTACCACCGGAACGAGTTGCCAAAGCTACACCTGTTGACAGCTCACTGAGGAACATATCTTCAATACGCTCGTAAACCGCCTGAATACAACGAGGAAGGTCTGCAAACAAGTTACGCAAAATCTGTGGCTGAGGCAAACGTTGCGCAATCATGTTATCCAAATCCTTAAGCTGCTTCTCTGACATGTAAAGCTTCATACCAACCTTTGGGATTTGACCCTCAGCGGTTGAAACCTTATCACGGCTCTTCAATGGGAGTTCTGCATCCATTGATACAACGTCAGCAGCAACTCGTGTGTATTCCGCAGTAATTGATGCCCAGCGTCCGTCCTGACTATATGTGTTAGTCAAGTGGTCTCGGTACATATAGGTCAATGTGGTCTGATTCTTGCCGTTCAACTTCTCTACTACACTTGCAACAAGTTGTGGGAAGTATTTATTGACCAACTGAAAATAAAGTGATTTTTCCATCTGTTATCCTCCTTCTTTTAGTCTTTGTCTATGGTTGCATCAGACTCATCGAACTTGTTTGCATCCTCATCGCTAACCAAAGCAATCTTTGGCATAGCTGTAAGGAACGCATCCGGATAGTCTGCACCATTTGCAGCCTTAGCTGCTACCTTGTTAACTTGTCCAGCAGTCATAATTGCCGCTGGCTCACCGTTCAGAATGGAACGATAGAGAACACCCGCATACTTGTAATGCTCCAATGGGTCACTGGCAGTACCCAAAGCCTTATAATTGTCTGTTTCAATAGGCAATGGCTTGTAAGTTCCCTTACCATCTGTCACGATAACACGACCTGCGTAAAGAACTTCATCTTTTACGCCTGTCCAATCCAAAGCACGACCGCCCTTGATGTCGCCTTCCCATTTCTGGATAATGACGGAATCCTCACCAAAGACAATTTGCTTTTTTGTAGTCTTCAATTCCTGATTCATGTTTTTCAATTTTTAAAGTGACTGAACTAATGATGCGGCTACATTGTCAACGTCCTCCTTTGTTGGCTCGCCCTCGCTAGCACGATAGCTGCCCCCGAATTGTGGTTGTTGCAACGCCTTGTAGTTGTTCGCTACCTTGGAGAGGTATGTTTCGATAGCTTCATCTGTAGCATCATCGCTCAAGGTGAAACCCTCGTTGATACGACTTTCGGGAATGCCCAACTCCTTAGCCTTTGATAAAATCTTCGCATCGTGGTCTGCCTTTGCCTTTGCCTTTGCAGCAGCCTCTTCCTTAGCCTTAGCCTCCTCAGCTTGCTTTTGGATAGTTTCTTGCAATTCCTTAATGGTCTTGCTTTGCGCCTCCATCTGTTCGTTGTAAGTCTTGGCTTGGTCTGTGTTCTTCTGAGTCAAGGTCTCAACGAGTTTCTTGAACTCTTCACGTTCCTTGGTTCTTGCTTCATCTGAAGCTTTCTTCTCTGCTGCCTGCTCTTCAAAGTATTTTTTTAGATAATCCGGCATTTCGTTTTTCTTTGCCAATTCCTCCAAGCGTTTCTTTTCGGCTTCTTCAGCGGCTTTCTTGGCTTCTTCGTCAGCTTTCTTCTTAGCTTCTTCTTCAGCAGCCTTGCGTTCAGCATCTTCTTTAGCCTTCTGTGCCTCCTCGAACTTTTTCTTGGCATCGGTAACTCTGCGGTCATTGTCCTTTTGCAAGGACTCCAAAAAACTCTTTTGACTAGCAACCACTGTCTCGATGTTGTCATCAGTAACAAGCCCCATCTTATCAAGCATTTCGGCATGTGCCTGAAGAACTTCATCACCTAACCCAAGAGACTTATACTCTTGTTTTAGTAACTGGAAAATTTTATCTTTCATTCTTTCGATATATTTGTTAAAACTAGTGCAAAGATAATACGAAAAGAATAATTAACACACTAATCCATTTGCAAGTATCTCACTTTTGCTTAAAAGTGAGTAATAACGGCATTTTTAAGCGATTTAAGGCTATTTTATCACATAAACGAATAATTTTATAGCAACACAAAACAAAACACCTTATATAACAAAAAAAACGCCAAATATCCTCACGGACATCTGACGCTTGTCGAATAAAAAGAACCTAAACATTAATCTTCTAAAAGTTTATTACATTTCTCATATAACCCAAATGATTCAAATTAGAATAGAACCGTCCATCACGCTCTATGAATTTACCGGACTTCACAATCTCACCATTATGCAACATTGCAAACTTAGAACCATGAGCTGTCCATTTGTTCATTTCTTTCATATGTTCATCAGAACCCCAACCATATTTCTTGATAGTAGGATAAATGAAACGTTCAAAGCAAATTTGACTATCTGTTTTATCATGCTCGGAGCAAATCGGGAGCACTCCATTATGTGCGAACCAATAACCTGCCTTGTAGAATGGATGGCAGTTCTTGACACAGACAGAGCCATGAGTAGCAAATCTGAAATGTATGATTACATTCTCATTTATATCTCGCTTCATCAATCTACGGATAAATGTAGAGAAATGCAAACTCTTGTAATGGTCAGACTCGCTCACAAAACCGCAACCATCGGGATTTCTCATATACGCAGCCTTTAGTTCATCTACGGATGGCAAAGCAACACCTTTCGGACATACAATAATAACACACATATCTTTACCCTTTCTTTTTCTTAATAATACTTTGATTTCTTTGTGTCCTAGGGCTTTTACCCTAGGACTACATTAATTAATCGTTATTGGTTGCAAATGCATCCTTACGACTCTGGAAGAAAGCCTTCTCTTCTTTATTCAAGAAAGGTATATCTTCGATATTCATAACCTCACTAGCAAAGACATTACTGCGAGACCAACCGACAAGCTTTGCGCAGAACTTAACCCACATTTCAATCTTTTTGTAATTGGTTGAACCTTGATGCTGGCGAAACTCGATAGTCTTGTGACGTGCAAAACTCTCTGCATTGACCTTGTAATATCTGTCTCCATGAAATACATTACGTCTAATATCGTAATTGCCACGGCAATTAGAGAAATCTTTGTCAAGCAAGCTGGCTGCCCAACGGCAATTGCCTCTTCTTGAAGGAGCCATGAAGCTATCAATCAATCTTTCAAGCTTCTGATAATTCTTGAAGACGTTAACATATTGCTCACCTGTCAACTTTGCTGCACCGATATGAACGTGAAGACCACAAGTAGAATTTACTCTTGCACCTACGGCATCCAAAGACTTGATAGCCTTCTTTAAGGTTTCCATACCATTTATATTGCCATTCAATACCGGACTTACAACCTCGTTAGGGTCAACATCACCACCAACTGAAGAATCACTAACAATCTTGAAATAACTCATGTTGTCGGTGTGGTTATAGCCCTCAGAATGAATATCAACACCATTCTGACGACCTGCCTCTATCAAGGCATTGCGCTCGGCATGAACACATTCTATCTCAACACCGAATGTATAAACGAATCTCGTTGAAGTTGAACCACTTGGCACACAAACCTTCAACATATCGGAGATTTCTTTCTCACGAAGACCGCAAGCCTTCAATGCAACAATCTTTTCGTTGCGAGGCATCTTTGACTTCTTGATTTCGTCAATAGTCTCGATTAATGACTTCTTTGAACTTGCGAATGAAAAACCAGTCTGCTTAGACATAATCAATTGTGCTAGTTGTTTCGGGTCTTACCCCTTGGTGTCGCTCTCACCTTATTGAGTGAAACTTGTCACTCGGCAAATCAACCAACTTATCTTGATTGACGATGCAAAGATACGAATAAGTTTTGAAACATGCAAGTTTTTTAATGTTTTTCTTTCGTATTTTAACCTTACATAACTGATACATGAGTATTGTTAACATTCCTGTTTTTATTTTACCTTATTATATATAAAAAAGGCTTCGATGTTCACACACCAAAGCCTAAAAAACTTTACTAACTAATTACCAATTTTTATCGACTATCTTTTTAAATCATCACCAATTTCTTCTTCTACTCCCAAATCTGGTAGTCTATCATACGCTTTTTGGTCATCACCTCCTTCAGACTTGACACCTAGCAGGTAACCATTCCGAAAAGCATAATATACCAGCTTTTCCATATCTTTAGCCGTTGCGTTATCTGTCAAATGTAGCGTGGCGTACAATCCCATCAAGAACTTCCGTACATCTTTTGGATATACCTTGTTGTTCTTTTCTAAAGCGACTGCCATTCTTAACGGACTTTTCATATTCTTCAATTTTTTGTTAAACCCTCTAATGAATCACAAAAAAGAGGCCATTCCGCTTGCTTCCCTAGTCCATAAGCTTATTCACAACTTTATTCACTCCATCTGTTTCCTACGTTACCCGTTGACAGATGTCCGAGATTCCAACAGAACAAACTTCACGGCTCTCTTCTTGTGTTTCATTGTGCCAACGGAAGGATTCGAACCTTCGACCCTAGGATTAAAAATCCTATGCTCTGCCACTGAGCTACGAAAGCGTAAAGGAATGATTGGATTTGCACCAACGCCCCCTTAGTTACCAAGCCAAGTGCTCTACTACTGAGCTACATTCCTCGTATTATGACAAAAGTTCTCGTGGTGCAAGAGAGATTCGAACTCACCGAACCCACAATGGGAATAGATTTACAATCTACCTTCTTTAACCGCTTGAATATCGCACCTTTTGTGGAACATATACCAATTCCACCTTGTTGCCCCAAGCGGATTCGAACCACTAATGACAGAACCAAAAACTGTAGTGTTGCCATTACACCATAGGGCAATTTTGTATGTACTGCATAAAGGATTCGAACCTTTGAATACCAGCGTGAAAAGCTGGCGACTTAACCACTTGTCTAATGCAGCAACTAGGGTCTCTCACCCTAATAAGAGTTGCTTGTTATAGTCTAGCTGGACTGGGTAATGTGGAAACCATGCCGTAAACTCCTAAGTCTTGACTTATGGTAGAAGCGACCTCTCAGAAGGCCATCTGTTTCAAACACGATGCAAAGATAAGCATTTTTTCTTATACTTGCAAGTGTTTTAGTGTTTATTTATATTCTTTTGATGAATTTTACATCACTTACCCTTGTAGAGAATGCCACAAAGAGTTTCTACAAGTTTCTTTGCGTCATCACCTTTGATTTCGATAACATTTGAAATTCCATCAGGAGCATCATCGCCTTTCTGTTCCTTATCCAAACGCTTACGGAGAGCCAAATCTGGATTCTCAACCAAGATAGAGTCTAAAGCATAATTGCAAATGCGACTTGCAAGTTCCTCGTTACCATTCGCATCACGCATAAACTCATTCTTGCCTTCAAGAATATCCATAATCTCGTTGTACTCTTCAGCATTCTCACAATTACGTGAAAGCATACCAATTACCTTGTAGCGGTCAATCTCAAAGCTGACCTTTAATTTGTCTTTATTCATTCTTTCTATCTTTTAAATAATTAAACATTATACCAAAAACCCCTTTCATAATAAAGTCCTCCCTTTACCTCATACCGGATAGCATCTGACTCTTTGCAAAGCTGACGGATTCGTATATACAAACGTTTGTCCAACTCTTCCTCAAACAAAAGAGACAATTCCTTCCAATTGTCAACAACAGGAGCAAACCAAGGATATTGCTTCTTTACAACTTGTAGCTCATCCAAGGTTACGTGTCCGTATTCTACCATATCATAGCATCTACGGAAGTCACGATTGTCTTTAGGAATATCCAAATCTTTCTTTCGTTTTACCCCCATCAATGCACTCCACATAGTCATTGAAGAGACACCTGTATCACAAGTGGCTATCCACGCTATCATTCTTTGCTTGTTCATCTTCTTTTATATTAATCACGCAAAGTCGCTTTATTAACTCTTCACATGCTTCTTTAGTTAAGATACATTTCCTGGAATCTTTAATATCAGTAACCTTTTCACGTATAGCAGCATTCCTGTCGTACACTTCTTGTAGTTTTTTCTGAAACTCAATTACGTCTTCGTTGGTAAGTTTACCTTTCTTCTCAACAATCTTGTTTGTTATATTCTTATAAACACATTCGAGTTCAGTACATAAACGAGCTTCTAACTTCATCATTATGGCGTGTACAAAAGTATCATAAATTCTTTCCATCTTGTATTTCCTCCAAAAGTCTTTTGATTACCTCGTTATCTTTATTCTCAATGCGAGCCTTTAAGATACTCTTGAAAGCGGCATCCATTGCCTCGTATCTACTGGAATATTCCTTACCATCCGTATGACACAAGCCTTCCTCTACACACCATGATGTAGTTTGCCAACAGAACTTACCTTTCGAAATGTTTGCAACACAAATGTAGTAACCGAAATGCTCTAAAAGCCAATCTAACACCATATCATAGCTTGGAGCGGATATTGCCGGATGCTTACTATTCAACTTTAAGGCAGCAGAAAACTCAATATTGGATTTCTCCCACTCGGAATTTGAATAAGCGATATAACTGCCGTAATGCTCATTATATTTTCCACCCTTACGAATGCCACCCTTTGCTGTCCAAGGACTAGCATAAGCCCAAAATTCGGCTATCTTCTCATCGTAGCCAACCTCCTTCAGAAGCTTGGCTATCTCAAAAGGAACTACCTTTGGTTTTATCGTCTGCTTATTTGCCATTTTCCACCCTTTTTAAACTGAACCCGAATCAGACTTATCTAATTCATCAATTGTCTGTCTAAGCAAAGGAAGAACCTTATTCAAGTCTTCGAAATCCGGTACGACTTCATTCACTCGCAAGATTGCTAGACCTAGCAAACTCTTAATCTTTCTTCTGTCCATTGATCTCGGCTTGTTTCTCTAAGTCTTTTAAATCTACCTTCTCAAATCGAGGAACTAGCTTACCATCTACCTCAACATTACCAAAGAACATTTCCTTTGGTCGCACCCAAACTTCATGCTGTCCGCACACTGCTTGATACGCAACCTTTACCTCAGAAGTCTCGCTATCAGTAACCTCTCCAAGATACTCATAGAAATTACCCTTGTAGTGGTGGTAAATCGGCTTACAGAATCCACCATGCAGCCAATCGGCTTTGTCCTTGATTTCCACGTACTCCCTTACCGCATCACACTTGCTAGACTTACTCAATTCTTCTACCCAATCAAAGAAAGCTTGCTTGTCCTTGACCTCTTCACTTGATACCATAAAGAGATAAGTGCAAAGAAGCATCTTACCAGCATCGGTATCATATTTCTTATTCACCTCTTCAGCTAATTGCATCATAGGTGTATCTAAACGATAATTCCAACTCATAATCTATCCTTTCTTACTTTTAAGATTTGCCAAATCCTCTTTCAAACGTAGATGGAAATTATCTTCTCCATCATCACCAGAAAGAAGCCAGTCTATTCTTTGGGCAGAAACCTGAGCCTTCTTCAGAAGCTCAATACCCTTCTTGAATTCCTTGATAGTCTCTTTAGATAAGCCATATCTGTTAGGCATCGTATGATGATGCTTTCTAACATACTTGTCTTCTTCCTCCTCTAGCCATCGGTCTTCGAGAAAGCATCTTTCATCTTCCTCATCCAATGGATGACCATCAACATAATCTTCTATCTTTGTGTATATGTCAGCAATCCTATACTGAGCATAATCAAAACGTCCACCACTCATAGTCTTTCAACTTCAAAAATTTGAACTTACTTCAACGCACTCAACCTTGCTTCTAGCTGTTGAATGATATTGTCTATTGTCTTTCCCCTATAGTCAATAGCAATGTCCTCCAAGACTTCAATCTGAGCTGCAATTTTAATTCTATCTCTTACTACTGTCATAATCAATCTTGTTTATCATGATGCGGTGCTTGCAAAGTTGTAATGAACAACATAAACATAACCGCCATACATTTTTCCAATAGTTACTTCAACGTAATCAAAGATGATGTCGCCATCCATCTTGTAAGAAACCAAAGGCCCAGTAGGGAATGCGTTGTGCTCTGTATAGTAACGATACACTTCTTGTGATAGTAACTGCTTGAATACATCAACCTCACCATCCTTTGAAAAAACACCTTTAAACTCATCTTCATTGTCGATTGCAACAACTACTCCAAGTTCTTTTCTTACACATACACCTTCGTTTGTACCACTTTGCTCATTATACAAGACTGGTAATGTGTAAACACCTCTCGATTCTTCCATATGCTTATTCTTAATTTGTATTTTATTTTATCCTTCCACTTTCTTGCATTGAGCTAAATCTATTGCATACGCCCAACGCGAACTTATCAATATCATGCCAGACTTCACCGCCTTCAAGGAAGGTAGGCTTTATATGGTTCATCTTTGCCACAAAGTACTTCATGTAAAATGTTTGACTTATATTCGTTAGTTATGGTCTCGCAGCTGCCAAAGCACCACAAATCCTTGGATTGCTCCTTGTGTAACCTTGATGACTTTATATAATAGCCATTGTTGACATCATAATGCTTACGTACCATGATATTGTCGTTTACCACTCCGACCTCATCATCCGTAATTACATAGAACATTCGACCATCACTAAACGCTTTCAAGCCTTTGTACACTCCATTAGAGACAACCATCTTTTCATAGCCATTCGTCTCCCAGTTGGCATAATCCCAGATGGTTTCCAAATCATCATCATTCAGAAGATTATTATCAATAATAACCTTGCCGATAACCTTGAATTTGCCATCTTGCATCATTGCCTCAACTACAAATTCATCGGCAGCGTTGAAATCGCTAATCTCTATGGGTCTCATAATACTTGTGTTTAATGTTCTCGTAAACCACCCTCTTTGCAGCCTTTGCTCTTCTGTTATTATCAGAAAAAACATCATCATACAAAGACATATCTTCACTCTCAAAAGCCACATGCTCACCTTTGTAGCAAGCATCAAAGCGGCATCCTTTTTCGGACTTAGCCGCAGTAAACTTTATCTTACCAAACTTAATCTGCATAAGCCCTATCCTAGAAAAAATATTAATGATACTATTTCAAGAGCAAACAAAAATGCTAATGCATTCTCAATTGTGAATACCTTTTTCATTGTTTCAATACAGTTTTACGTGTGTCTCACGCTCTAATTTATATTGTAAGGGGATTTATATCCCCTTTATTGTTCTTACTTTAAAACTCGATAAGTTTCGTAGAAATCGTGAAAACTCTTCAAGTAGCCTTTCTCTGTCAAAGAGTTTAAGATTTCTTTCAACTCATCCTTGGTATTATCCAAATCGAAATCATACAACTCAGCAAATGTAAAGTACTTGTTACCCCCAATTACATCAGCCATCACTTCGATATTGCCATAAACCATTGTTTCTTTCTTACTCAATCTAGTATTCATAACGAATCACAGTTTTTAAGGTGTGTCTCACCTTTTTAAAATTAGTAACCTTGTTTCTTAATTACAATGCAAAGATACAAAGAATATTTGAAATGTGCAAATTATTTAATGTATTTCTTTTATCTTTTAACGCTTATTATACGCTTAGATACAAAATTAACTTTCTGTAGCAGAAAAAGCCAAAGAATCCACCATTTCGTTATACATATTACCTCTATGAGCCTTAACCCAATGGTATCTTATCACCTTGCCTTTCGCTACCTTATTATATATAGGCTGTAAGTCTCCTAACTTGCAAGCCTGTATTCTCTCTATAGCCACTTGGCAATCCACATATACATCAACAGAACACAAAGGAGGGCAATCACCCAATGCTTGAATGACCGCCCTTATTTCGGCTCTCACCGAATCGTTCACTTTAGCTGTGACAAAAGTATATTTCCCACTTTTGATAATAACTCCCTTATGAAGCACAAGCCAGCCACAACCACACTTTTCTTTCTTACTAGAACCATCGGTATACACCTCGTAGCGCACACCTTTTGCTTCATCAGCAATCATCTGAGCAACAACCTCCAAAGAGTCATTGCTCATCACCTTGGCTATTTGCTTGGCTTTCTTCTTCATAAACGATTAAATCAAACCTCGTTCCTTGAACTCATTCATCAATGGTGTTGCCAAGACCTCAATATCTGGATGAGGCTTTCCGGTCGTACCAAGGCTTCTCAGCTCGAAGAAATGCTTCCAATCGCTCACAAATGCGGTATGAATCAATTCCGTGTTGGTATCAAGAGGAAGTATTGTTCTCGCATCCTGTGGCTTAAGACCATCATCCTTGACCAAAGACAAATACATCATTTCGCATACTCTATTAGCAAACCACCATTTTTCTACTGGACTCCAATGTTCATAACTACCGATGTTCTTTGATAGGTCAACAAATGTTCCACCATCAAAAGACAATGGATTAACCGCATCATTTTCGCTAACCCACTTTGGCTTGTTGATAGCAATCTCGCCTCCGAACTTATCTTTACTATAGTTGCAATATCGGGTGCTTTGTTCCGCTACGGAATCTACACGATGTCTGTTAGCCTCTCTACTTACCGCAATCTGAGTAGTAAAGCGGACGGTTATTCGTTTCTCATGCCATTCCGTAGGCTCGCAGATATAGTCCAAGTCGTCAAACCATTCATTCTCAACTATCACTCTGTAGTTGGTCGTAATAAAGTAATCGTTACCTATCTGCATCACCTTGGAATACTTGTTCTCACGATAGTGCTTGACCAACAAAGATTCAGGTACAAAGAAGTCATTATCGTAAGCAACATGGAGATAGATTGTTCCATGCTCACACATGGCAAGATGGTTGCTGCTTACCATACGCTCAACGAAAGGCTTTGCGCTGTCTTTGTCTATCTTCATACTTGACGCATAACATGTGCGACCACACAGCTCTATCTGCTTGTAAACTCCGTCCATCCCCTCTCCTTGGGATAGGATTTCATATTTTGGTTCTAATATCTTCATGTCCTTATAAGTTTTGAAATCGACTACAAAGATAACTATTATATTCCACTCTACCAAAAATTAGCACTCAGTTTAACAACACTTATCTATATTGTGAAAAACAAAGTAATACTCTACAACAAATAATAAGGAGGAGAGTGCGTCACGCATTCCCCTCCTGCTTTAAACATGGCACATATTAAGTTCACAATCTACTCATCTTGTCTTTCAATTCGTGTATATCATTGAATGCTTGCAACATAGGCTTATGCCATCGCTCTTGTCTCTCATCAATCGACTGCAAGTACATCAAGCTTTGGGCAAGAATGGTTCTTCCCTCATCAACGGCTAACCAAATATTTCCTACATTTCCCATAATGGTATTCACGCTAGCCGTCAATAAGCTGCCCTCTGTACCACCATCACGAGCCGCAATAGCATCCAACTTGGTATTTATGAGCTTTGTTTCCTCATACGTTCCCTCCGTGGCGATCTGCACCGCTGTAAAACGACCATTCAACTCATCGCCTGTGTCTTGACTCATAGATTCAAAAGAACCGGAAGAAGCGGACTGCTCGTAAGATTGCTTGTAACCCGTTATTTCGGCTACTTCATCTCTAATCTTCAGTCCTTCTTGAACCATTTCATCATACTTTTCCTTCAAGGCAGTTATATCCGTCTTAGACAATTTGCCGCCATTTGCCTTAGCTCGTTCCGTCCACTCATCATAGAATGCTTGCATATCATTACCCAACAAATCATCTACCTTAGCTTTCAGAACGGCTTGCATAAGCATCTTGGAGAAATTATCAGAGAAGTCCTGAGCAGAGGAATTCATATCCATCAAAGTATCTATGAACTCGCTCTTCAAACTATCGAAAGATATTTGTGTCAAACTTTCTGCAAGGTCATCAGCAATATCCTCTAATGTTCCTGCCTCAGCCGCATAGTCTTTCAACTTTTCAAGAACTCTATCTCCATAGCCACCCTTACCTGTATTCTTGATAGCCTCAACAACATCTGGATTCTGCAAAATGGCAGCTGCTTCATCAGCAGATTGCAAGTCGTTAAGATTACCATTCCATTGTCTGCCTATTGCATCGGACACCTTTTTGATTTGCTCTTGCGAAAATCCTCGAAAATAAGCGTTAAAACTGTGATGAGAGCCATGATAACCCATTTGCGCCTCCATGATACTCTTTAGATTTTGCTCTTTCTCCTTTTGAAGGTTTTCGGCTTTTTGCGCATCCTCTACGGCTTTAATACCACTATTCTTGTCTATGGAGTCTCGCAACTTGTCTATAGCATCCGTCAAGATTTCATTTCTATCCGTCAGTTTGTCTATAGTCCGGTTTACTTCTTTTGCGTTTCCACCAACTCCAAACAAACTATTGAATCCACCAAACGATATTGTATTGAGAATATTACCAATACCGCTTACCAAAGACCCTCCTATCTGTGTGATAAAATCACCACTTAGGATATTCTTCAAGATTCCACTTATAGCATTAAAAACAGTGTCAAGAAGGTTGCTAATCAAAGTTCCAATACCATCTTTCAAAACATCAAGTATCTTCAAGATGGCAGATACGATTTGACCTATAAATCCAGCTTGTGATAATCCTTCGCTTAGAGCTTTTCCTGCATCCTTTCCAGCATCTGCGGCTGCATCTGCGGCTTCCTTGCCCATATCCTTCAGACCATCTGCCGCTTTCTTAGCCTCACTCAAAGCTTTCAATCCGTCAATTCCACCTTTAAGTTGATCGAAACTATCCCAAAGAGCTTCCAAATCAGATAATCCGGAATTTGAAAGGAACTCATGGATAGCGGAAATCGGTTGCGTCACATTCTGTGTCGTTTGAGCCAACTTCTGACCACTAGTACGAACTTTTGTGTTAGCCGTAACAATCTTCTTTCCGGACTCCGCTAACTGGCCTTGAACTTTATTCAAGTCTTCTTGTAGCCTTGTTTGCTCAGCAACATTACCCGACTTTTTCGCATTCGCTATCTGATTTTGTAAATCCTTAATGCGAGGTATAAGCTTGGTTTCAGTTTCCGTATATTCCTCTTGAGCAATTTTCGCATTCTTCAGAGCATCTTGATAAGCTACAACATCCCTTGCAAGGTCTTTCCAACCCAAATCACTTGTATTGCCAATCGAATTACGGATATTCTGCATAGCATCAACGATACTCTTCTGCTGGTCTGCTCCCAAATTTTGAAACTTATCCGTACCTACGAACTTATCCAGATCTGCTAATAAAGGAACAAGCGCATCCTTCATAATGCCACCAACATTTCCGAAGACTTGATACCAGTCTATCTTCTGCATAATAGCACTAGCCTCAACCGAATCCGTCTCTTTCTTCTGCTCTTCTTTCAAAGACTTTATCTTCCATTGCTTGCTTGAGTCCGAATCCGTAGAGTTTTCAACCTCGCTAATCCTCTTAGCATAATCGGCAGCAATAGCTAACTTCTGCTCCTGGAATGTGCCATAAGTCTTCAGATAATCGTACATGCTTTGCGCTTCTTTAGCAAGTACATCCTCATTCTGCTTTACCGCCTTATCCCGAATTGCATTCATCTGATTAGCAACACTCATGCCTATGGTCATATTCATGCCATTGACCTTAACCGGATTACCCTTGCTATCCTTCATGGTTTCATTCAAAACCTCATTCTTATACTCTTCATCGGTTTTGCTCTGTTTCCACATATTAGCCTTACGACCCTTGCCAGAATTAACCCAAACAGCTTGGTCACGCTTTTTCCTAGCCTCAACCAATTTGTCTATACCATCTTCTACCGCTTTTTTCTCCTTGTCGGCATTCTCCGTTATCTGAGCCAATTCCTTGCTATAGCCCTCATTCATCGCATTGATGCGGTTCTTGGTCATGTCTTGGATAGCTTTCTCCGAATAGGATGAAATAGACTTGAAATAGTCCTCCTCAGCCTTCTTGCGTTCATACGCTCTTGCTTGTGGGTCATCCGTTGCACCTGTTTTCTTAGGTGTAGTCTTGGTTGTGTTTGATATTGTTCTACCATTCTTATTTGCATTTCTTTTGTCTAGTTCCCATTTTGCTAATTGTGCATCATTGAAACTTTGTTGTTGATTTCTAAATACACCATTTGTTTTAAGAATTAAATTACGTCCATGATGCGTTTTCTTATAATCACCTTGTGTTTTGGTGTCTCGTAATCTTCTATTCAATAAGTCTTTCAACTGTGAATCTGTCATTGACTTCATCCAAGATGGAATTTTACTATCATCAACGTTAATTAGTAAATTCAATCCATAAGTTCGACTCCAAACACTAATAAGTTGTTCCGTCGAAGAAGTTAATTCGTCTATGGACATCTTATTCCGCTTATTTACCCAATTATTTCGAGCTTGTGTATTACTCCAATCAACTCCTTTTAAGATTACATTGTTTACCGCTTCTTCGGCTCTCTTATAACTATCTTTCAACGAAATTACAGAATCAACATGACGCAAAATAGAACTCTTCAAACTTGCTAACTGAAAACTATTGTATCCCATTTTTTTTCCCCATTCTTCAAATGGTACTAACATCGAGCGAAGAGCGGTATCATAGTCTTGTGCCGCCTTTGCATATTCTAAAGTTCCCTTTGTGGCATCATCCATACTTTTCTTTAATGAGCCAATCTTTTCTATCGTACTATCGGGTACAATCTGTTTAAACATCATTTGAACAGCAGATATATCTTCCTTCTTGATATGTTGTCCAAAATCCAACCAACTTCCACCTAAATCATCCGCAAACTTATCGTCTAAAGATTTGCGTGCCTCTTCATATTTGGAAGCTATGGACATCAAGGCATTTGCCCTCTCTCTCTCATCATTTTCCAATTGTAATGATGCAGTAAATTCATCGTGCTTGTTTTTTAAAGTTTCTAAATTTTCCTTTTCACCATCACATTTAACACCATATTGCTCATAAACACCAATAAGCTCTTCCTTTGCTTTTTTATGTGCATCGGTACTACTATCAGTATTCTTCATTACATTTAACAAGGCTTCTACCTTATTGGTAGTTAGACTAGCCGTTTCGCCAAAATGAGAAGTATCAGCCGATATTTCTTCAGTCTCGTCTCCAAACATAGAAAATACGGAATACAAAGTTGTTCCCAGTGTTATCAATGCACCTATTGGATTAGCAGCCATTGCCGCCCATAAACTCTTCAAGGCATTTCCACTACTTCTTACCGCACTAGAAAAAAGATTAACTACCGTAGTCGTATATTTTGTACCTGCTGCATAAAGCGCATTTTTGACAGTGGCTGTTGTTGTCGCCAATATCCCAGCTTTCTTTGCAGTGGTATTGGAAGCTTGAGAAACAGTGTTAATATTATTTTGTATCGTAGCCTGTTGCTTACTTAAATTCTCCTTTGTTTGAGCAATCGTCTTACGTTCGCTTTCAATGGTCGAAATCTTTGTTTGAGCAGCATTCACTTGTTTTGTTGTCGTTTCCAAACGTTCTTTTGCTTCTAGCGCATTCACGGCATTACCCTCTGCATCAAAAGCTAAGTTTGCGCCACCAGCAGTTTCCTCAACCAATTTTTGAGCCTCAGCAAAGGCATCTTGGGCATCTTGCAAATCATTCAAGGCTGCTGTATATTGTCTAGCCAACTCAATATCCCTATCATCAAGATTTGATATTTTCTCCGTGGTTGTTTTCAAATCTTCTTTAAGAGATTCTATCTTTTGTTGACGAAGTTCCTCTGTCTTTCTTTTTTCTTCATCAAGCTCAATTTGGCTTTGTGCCGTTGCTTGTTGTTGAGCCTGTAAAAGTTCACGTTTCGTTTCTAGTTGGGAACGCATTTGTGCCGAAATAACGCCCTCTTGCTCGGCTGCATCTAACCTTGCCTTTACAAAATCATCGGACACAGCGGTATCTCCAACAACACTTGCCAAGTCTTGTTGTTTGCTTACTCGCTCTTGCTTTTTGTCCTTACCCATCGATTTATTGTTTGAGTTCTCCAGGTCTTGCAAACGCTTGATTTCAGCATCAATTCCCTTCATCATATCATCGGCTTGTTGCGCTTCCTCTGCTTTGCGAATAGAAGCAGCCGCCATTAATGATGCACGATAAGAACCAACGGCTACTATAGCTGTACCAATAGTTTTTATAACCTCTTGCCAATTCTCTACCATAGCAGAAATAATTGACAATCCGCTAGAGAACACGCCCTCGGATTTTTTGCCGATTTCGTTGAACATCTGCTGGATGGAGTCACCAACATTGCTCCACTGACCCTCCAAAGTTTTTGATTGCTGTTCCATCAAGCCTCCGAAGCGTCCACCTGCTTGCGTCATGTTGGCGATAGCTTCCTTGAAGATGTCTGATGTCACTTTACCCTTGGAAACAGACTCTTGAACCTCCGTTGTGTTTTGGTGTAAAATTTTACCCAACTCTTCTGCCAAAGGAATACCTCTACCCATGAACTGACGCAAATCCACTGTAAACATTCTTCCTTGCGAAACGGTCGTTCCATAAAGATAAACAAGGTCTCCAAGCGGAATGTTCAAGCCCGAAGCAATGTCACCAAGCTGGACAAGGGTTTTGTTAACATCTTTCGCTTCCGTTCCGTATGCCAAAAGTTGTTTTGCACCGCTCGTAACACTGGACAAATCGAAAGGCGTATGAGCTGCCGTTTGGATAAGTTCATCCATCAATTGTTTGGACTTATCCAAACTACCAAGCATGGTATTGAAAGATATTTCAAGTTGTTGGAATTGGGAACGAGTATTGAAAATACTACTTGTCAGTTGTTCAAATCCTAAACCGCCAAGCAAAGCAGCCGAAAGCATGTGAGCATCACCAGTTACCCTTTGAAACAAGCTAGACATACCCTCTCCGGCAGTAGGAGCAGACTTCATGCGTTCTATCATTTGGTTCATGCTATCGGTCAACATATTTGTGGCATCTTTTGCCGGATTTGCTGAACCTGCATACAAAACATACTCATTCCGCATGTTCTCCAAGGTCTGACGAGCACCGACAGCACCTCCTTCTAGGTTCTTTAATTGCGCAGTTTGACCTGCCAAAGAACCTTTCAAATATTCAATATTCTTCTGTAAAGAATCTATGGATGACTTATCCGTTGTAACTCCTAGAGTTAATCTCTTGTTCGTGATTTGCTGTTGGATTTTCTCTATTCGGTCTTTGGTAGCTTGCATTTGAAGTTCATAGCTATAAACTTCCCTTGCGGCTGCTTGCATCTTCTTATTAAACTCGGAAGACATCACGTAAGCGGCTCTTGAAGCAGCTTGTGTCAAGTCCTTTAAGCGATTGCTAGCATCCGCATATTTTTCCGTCAAATCCGCAACAATAGCTGGGTCGGTTGACTTATTGGTCTTCAACAACTCAGCCCTCAATTTCTCACACTCGGAACGAAGTTTCGTTACCTCTTCGAAATTTGCTCGAACGTCAAATCTTAATTCTGCCATTTCTTTACTTTTTATTTGGCAAAATTAGCTAATAGTCAAAGGAATATCGAATGAATTAAAAGGTGCTATTTCACAAAAGATTTAAGTGCAAAGAATAATGTCTAGATACAAAAAAGCCTTCCACATTCACATGCAGAAGGCTCGGTTGTTTACTTATTTTTCTTCTATATATAAAGACCGTCAAATCACGACAGCCTGTAATTCTTTTGAAATTCCATGTAAGCAATCAAGAATTTGCTGCTTACGTTTTTTGCTAGGCTCATGGATTCCCATTGCATACTGACGCATCAGAGAAGCATTAATGCCAGCTTTCTTTGCGACACCATTTATATTCAGATATGAAAAATAATCGAAGAAAGAACCTATATCATACCGGAACTCAAACACCAATTCAGGCATTTGCTTTCCCTCTTCTTCAAGAAGCTCTTTAATCTCTTCCTTTGCTACAAAAATATCATCCATCGCTTGTTTTGCAGAGTTGCCAAATCCGACTAAATGGAAGTCTGGAAATTTATCCACCATATAGCAAGAAAAATTCTTTTCTTCTTTACACTTTTCTACTTGTATAATTACCTTTGTTGCCATAATCCCGATTCTAAACTTTAAAAAGAGGTCTTAAACCCATATCAACGTCTTGCTATATAAGCGAAAAATTGCTGGGCTTAAAGCCCAAGCAATCTTTCAAGAATACTGTCGTAAGTCTTTCGAGAAACTTCACGACTGCCGTGCCGTGGCACTGGACATTTAAGTTTTGTTGTTGGACTAAACCAAATGTCGTGATTACCACCATGCCGAACCACATAGCAACCTGCTTGGGTCAGCTTTCTCACTAATTGACTAGTCTTCATCATATATAGAAGAAATTAATAAGTAAAAGACCTCTTTTGTCCTAAAGACAATGCAAAGATATAACTTTTTTGTTATATAGCCAAATTTTATGGTAACATTTTTGTTATATTAACCACAATTAACAAAAAAAGAGCCACCCTAAAGGATGGCTCACTTTACTTTACTATACTAAACAGTTCTATACTGGGCTTCGCTGCACAACACTATACTGCGCTGTACTGGACAACACTTAACTAAACTGCCCTTTATTTAAAATTAGCAAATACATCACGAACCTTTGCAAGTTTCGCCAATGTATCGTAATACTTAGATTGTTCTTCCATAGGCAAAGGTCGAACATTGTTTATGATGTCAGCACCTAGCTTTAATGCCTTTTTGATGTCGCTCATCATTTGGTCGTAGCCGTAATTGGCTTGCTCGTTGCTAGGAACAATCACGTAGCCATTGCCCCAAACATTACGAAGGCAACATTGCTTATTTTTCAACATATCCTCACGCAATTTTTCAACCATTGCCATGTACGTAAATTGCTGTAATTGGATAGCCTCAATATAAGCATCTACATCCTTATCATAATCTTCAAAAGCAAGTTTTGGTAAACCCAACTTCTCTTTGAGCCACTTATGTGGAATAAGCTGACCTTCGTCAAAGCTAGCTATTAGCTCTTCTTCGAACGCTCCTAGCACTTCATTTGTTAATTCCTTTACACTTTCCATAATCGTTATTTTAACTTTGTTCTCTGTCAAGGATTCGAACCTTGATGAATACCATACAGAGAAACCATTTGTTGACTTCACTCAACTATACACTATAAAACTAAACTTTACTTAACTGAACTTGACTTTACTTGACTTTACGCTACCTTCACTTCTCTTCTCTGGACATTTAGCTCCCCATAGAAGAATCGAACTTCTACTAGCACCATGTGGGGATAACCAACTATTTCATCACCTTTGCTTCAAACTTTCCATACATTGCTCGGAATGTGCCTAAATGGTATCTAAGACCAGCAACCTCGAACAACTTAACAATTTGGTCTCGGTCTAATTGACTTTCATCATACCAACAAGTGCATTCAGTACTCCACTCTGGGAATATCGCACGAGTAGCAAGAACCTTTGCGCCTCGAATACCAACGGCACGGCAATCTACATAAATGCCAAGCTCGTAAAGTTGCTCAGGAGTTTTGTCCGCATCCTTGAACTTCAACAAACCATCATCCATAACACCAAAAGAACGCTCAACCTTAGCACCAAGACGAATCTCTTTGGCAGCACATTTAACGGCTTGCATGATGTGCGAACTAGGAATAATGTATTCGCCCTTTGTATTCTGATACAAGGATGCCAAGAACTTCAATCGGCATATCTCAAATTGGTCTTCTTCCGTCTTTTTTTCGCTTGGCAGTCAAACCGGAAATCTGCTTTGAGTAAGCATCGAAAGGAGAAACTGTTCTCGGATTATTCAACATCAATGGACTAACACCAACCAACTTAAAACTAATTGTCTTCATACTTTTCTTTACTTTTAAAATTAAACACGGCAGTTTTACAGGTATGCCTCTTACCTTTGGGACAAAACAAAAGCCCCGCCCGCTTATTGTCGTGAGTAGCGAACGAGGCTAAAAGTATAGAAAAGTCCGAAGACTTCTAAATTTCTTCTTATCCCAGTAACCATGCTCACGACTTCACAGCTAAACCATTTCTGATTTCGTTTGCAAAGGTAAGCATAATTTCTGAAACACGCAAATTATTTAGTGTATTTCTTTATTCTTTTAAACTTTATTTTCTTTTAGAAACTTATTTTTAAAATTACACCTTATTGTATTATAGCTCTTGCAATGTACCAAACAAACCATTTCTAAACTAAAACTGTTAATATCCTAAGTTTACGACACTCCAAGAGCCATCACTATTCTTCTTGACAACACCATGCAAATCAACGAATTTCTTCTGACCACCATAGGTTGAACGTAAAGAATAAGAAACAGTGACCTCACGTCCACTAACGCTTTCTTTCTTCACCTTGAACACATTGGAGCTTTCCGCACCTACGGAACTTGTAGCATTGCTAACATTCCACTCTTTTTGAAGAGCATCCTCTATTGAATACAGGTCTTCATCCGAAACATACACATCGGTCTCACTAGAAGAACTGATAGCATTTGCTTTTTCGTATTCTCTTGGGTCTTCACGCTTCCCATCTCTCACGATATATACATAATGACATGATTTCAAGTCTTTCACTATCAACGATTCCAAATTCCAATCTTTAGGATTCCTATAAGGAATTGAGACTTTCATATCATACGCAAATTTCCCATTTTTTCCTTCCACAACACCCTCTACAGTTCCTTTATCACTAAAGCTACCTTTCTGATCATTATAACCCTTATTGTTATAAAACTGACTATCAATCACCTTATAGCTTTTGCCAAAATATTTTTTTAAAACCAAGTCACGTTTTGGCATACAGGAATCCTTGGAAATAGCTCGTATTTCATGTTGTTCCCACTCTTCAACTATCATCTTGTCTCTTTCAGAGGCAACCTTTATTGCGTAACCACAAATGGCAACAATTACTACAATAATGGCTACGTAAGCTATTTTCTTCATAATCACATTTATTTAAATTGTTAATATACTAACTTTACAACACTAAACCTGTTAATTCGTTTATTTACGAATTGGATGTATTCCTATGATACGTTCGACATCTTTATCGAAGAATACTTCATATCTTGTACATTTTTTATTTTTGTCTATATACGCACCATTAATCTTATCTGGAGAGATTACAACATAATAACCACATAATTCTGTATGATTATTAATCATACCAATTTCATCAGCTTTTTCCAACAGATTTTTTGCATTTTGATCTTGTCTTTGTATCTCATTACAAACATAATTGATATTACTACTAGACAAATACATATTCCTAGACAGCGAGTCGTTGCGCCACAAACTATTATAAGCGACCATAACCATTTCGGCAGAAGCAGGATTGCATTGAAATTCCTCTAACTTCTCTACATTGGCGCACTCAAACCCTCTTGCCTTAATAAGGGCATCTGCTTTGTTTTCCTTTGATGTACAACTAGTCAACAAGAGCACAACAAAAGAAATAAAATATAAGACCTTCTTCATAATCCCATACTTTTAATTATTGAACTTTGTGGGGAACGCCCCACGTTACTTAACACTTTCCAGTTTATCCAGCACATCCCTAGCCTCAGCGATGGACGATGCGGAATACAACTCATTTCCTTGTTTTATAAGGGCAATGAAATCATCATTTGCATTGTTTATAATCAGAGGTTCTTCACCTAAGAGTGTTGATAGCTTCATATTGAGAAATTTTGCAATCTTGGCTAACGTACCCAATGACGGTGTAGTCTTGTTGTTTATAATCTTACTCATTGCCACGGCTGATATATCTAAGTATTCTGCCAAATCCTTAGACATAACCCCTTTCTCCTTTAATATATCTTTGAGGTTCAAATTTATATCCTCACTAACTTTTGTTGCCATAAACTTTTAGTTTAAATAATTATGGTGCAAAGGTACAAAAAATAAACCGATTATTTACTTATAATATATAAAATAAACCAATAGTTTTATTAATAGTTGTTAAAGTTAGCCTAAATATTAAACTTTTATACAAAATTATTTGGTAAACTGAAACTTTTGGTTTATCTTTGCATCGTGATTAAGAAACAAAGGTCACAATAACATTATTAATTTAGCTGAGGTTGCACCTCCGAGTCGGCACTCGTAAAACGGTATAGTGATTATGGCTATTACATTAAGAAATACATTGAGTGAGGTAATGAAGCTTGCTTGGCAGTTCATCAAGAAGAATGGCTACACAATGAGCGAGGCTTTAAAGGTCGCTTGGATGAACATCAAGCTGAAGGGTCAGATGAAGAAGCGCATCGTGAAGTTCTACTTCCAGAAGGTTGATGGCAGCTTGCGTGAGGCATTCGGCACATTGAGTGAGAAGGTTATCCCAGCTACACAGGGTGCAGGTCGCAAGATGAATGACACTTGCCAAGTGTACTTCGATACCGAGAAAGAAGAATGGCGTTGCTTCAAGAAGGCAAACCTTATGAGAGTTGCATAACAGATTTCTAACGATTTAAAAAGAAACTAGATATGAGCGCAAAGATTATCGTGATGCAAGGCAACATGGTTGCTACCATCGAAGAAACGAACAAGGACGCATTTATCAAGCGTGGTGAGTATAAAGAGACCGAGCTGGACAGACATAAGCGTGAGGTCGATTTCTTGATTACAAGCATCGCAAACCGCTACGAAGTGACATTCAATCACAAGGTAGAGCTGAAGGAAAGCCGAAGCATCAAGAAAAGCGAGTATTTCGATAACATCTACTACGTTACCGAGAACGCATTGAACAAGCTTAAAAAGCAATACTCATACGAGTGTGACTTGTAATAGATTTCGTGAGGCACACGTTAAACTGCACCGAACTTTGAACATTAAATATTTAAGAGATATGGATAAGAATTTAATGGATGCTCTCTACGTGAGCTACGATGAGAAGATTGGTGTATTGTGTGACGACAAAGACAACACTATTTCACATATATTGGGTACTGACCTTACACTGGTGTTGGATAAAAAGGACATGGCGGTCTATCTGCTAGTCCCATTGACCCGAAACCACAAATTTGAGTATAAGGGTAATTACATCATTGTGGATGGCAAGCAGCTCGATTCTGACATCTTTTTCGCAAGGATGCTTGTCAATGGATTCAGATGCAATCAAAAGAAATGCTATCAATGGTAGCGTAACATATATGGTGAGGCACACCGAAACAACTGCACATTATCTTTGATGTTTAACAATTAAATTCCGTGAGCAATGGAAAGAAGAAGTAATGTGCAGAAATGTGCCATAAGAATTGGTCGTGCTGGTGAGGACAGAAGTCCTCCAAAGCAAAACAAACGTTAATGTTTTAAATAAAACACTAAAGCGTTTGCAAGTTAACAAGAAAAGCATTAACTTTGCAGCCGAAAGTAATAATGGTTGTGAAGTAACGGACACGACTGACGAATAAAGAAGACATATTAAACAAATGGTTATAAGCTCCAAGCGTGGAGTCATATTTCGTCAAGCCCATTCCGTTACATTTGTGGGTAGGCGAAACAAGCCCTGTCCATCCTCTCTCACAACATGGTGGACGGGGCTTTCCTATTTGCAAGAAACCATACTTATAATATTTAAATTGTTTAATATGAAAGATTTTTTAGAAAAGAATTTGAATGATGCACCCATGCTGGGAGCATTCGTAAATCAAAGTGAGAAAATCAAGGTTGAAGGCTTTGAACTCATCAAGGTAGAAGAACGTGATGGTAAGCAAGCCATCAATGCAAGAGAGCTGCACCAAAAGTTGGGTAGCAAGTATCAATTTGCGAATTGGATTCAAGAGCGTATTGAAAAGTACGGATTCGTTGAAAATCAAGACTATGAGGTTTTTAAGGAAAATCTTAAAAACTCAAAAGGTGGCAGACCAAGCAAGGAGTACGCCCTATCTTTAGACATGGCGAAGGAGTTGTGTATGATTGAGAACAATGAGAAAGGTAGGATGATTCGCAAGTACTTCATTGAGGTTGAGAAAAAGGTAAGAATGCAGAGTGTTCCATCTTTGCCCGATTTCACCAATCCGGCTATAGCAGCAAGAGCTTGGGCTGACCAGTTCGAGAAGAACCAAGTGCTGACCTTGGAGAACAAGCAACAGAGAGAGGAACTTGCCAAGGCATCGCAGGAGATTGTCGGACTGAGCGCACAGATTACAACAATGAAGCCTAAGACTACTTACTTCGATGTGATGATGAAGAACAAGAGCACAAGCGTGATTACATCAATGGCGCAGGATTACGGAATGAGTCCGCAAGCATTCAACAAATTGTTGCATGAGCATGGTATCCAGCACAAGGTTTCTGACCAATGGGTCTTGTACCGCCAATATTTGGATAAGGGATATGTGAATAGCGAGCCAGTGACCATTACGCACAATGATGGAAAACAAACCATCAAATACAACACGAAATGGACTCAAAAAGGGCGTTTCTTTCTCTATGAGTTCCTAAAGGAGAAAGGTATCTTACCTTTGATTGAACGAAATAATAATGGTGAGACACACTAGGACAACTGTAAAAGCCCCAATCTCGTTAGAGGTTGAGGCTTTCTTTATTTTTACATTTACTTCTTATCTAACCCATCGGAGAACAAACACTTTTGCGCTAATTTTCAATGACTTGTATTTTTATTACAAAAGTATTGTTATTTTACATTTCGGCTTCATTATACTCATAATCCCAGAGGAATAACTTGCCTTTGACGTTTCTAATCGGCTTATCGAACAATTTAGCATTCTTCAAGAACCAATGATATTGGAAATCTTCAGCAAATGCATCCGGATAAGCCTCATGGAATTGAATATCATCCAACTCTACGCTGCCGATAATGGCTGACGTTGGCAAGTCTTTGAAGTCTGGAATAACAATACCATGCTCTTGGCAATATTTCTTCATTGCGCTCTCCTGCCATCCGTCAAGTTTTTCGGGTTTGGCTTGGCTAGCATGAATAAGGAAACGACCACGGAACTTTCTATTCCATGTTCTGTTCTCAATGGTCTTGCAGCCGATAGCGATTAACCAAGCATACGGCTGACGAATTGATAATACTTTCATAAGCTCATTGTTTTATTATTTGCATCCGCAAAGGTAACAAAAACCTTCGAGAAATACAAGGAAACTCTAATTTATTTTCATGTTTTCTAAAAATAATCTTGAAATAATTTACATTCTCAGATATTTCAACACGCTTTTGCTTGATGTATTCAGATAAAAACCATCAAGTATGTTTCTTCTGTACTTACATACGAAAGTCAAATGGCATTTAAACAAAAACTAAAGGCGGTAAGAGGTTAGATCCTCTTTCGTCTTTTCTTTCTTATTCTATCCCAATCCGGTTTAAGAACATCCATCGTGCCTACCATTGCCTTGTACTTGTCACTTAGTTCACCCTCATTCATAGAGGAACGGAAAGTGTACATCTTGTATCGTTCATGCTCTGGTACATACACCCCCACCATCAAGGAACGGACTCCATCCACCTCCTGCTCTGGTGCTATCAATACAAGCCCCTCGTTCATGCTTTCCAACTTGAAAATCTTTGAGGTGACAACCTCATAATAATCTAATATATCCATATTCTTATCTCCTATAATTAGTTTGTACGCTCAACTATCTCAATATACTGGATAGAGTTGCAATCTATGTATTTACGTGTGAATACTACAGTATTCCCACTCCCAATCATAAGTGTTCTGTTCTTTGTATTGCAATTGAAAGAGGTTTCACCACCAACACTACTGAAGTCGAAACTTATCTTTGCTCCACCTACCAAGTTGACAGTTCCTCTTAGACCTTTTTTCTCGGCTTCAACCATTATCACATACACATGACCTGCATCCATATTCTTATCTAATTAATTGTTATAAACCTTCTTTGATAAATATGCGAATGATGGAATCGCTATCAATGTAATCTCTACTTCCATCCGTATCATATTTTATCACAAGATGTCCCTCTTCGTCTAAGATTACATCATCTGTAGCAGTAAACGTCTTTGTTTTCTTACTGAAGTTTATATGAGACACTTGCCCACTTACAAGTGTAATTGTTACTAGACGACCACACTCCTTTGCATAATCTAAGATATTTTTGATTTCATTAATCTTCATAACTATATTACTTTAATTCTTGCTCTACAATATCGAAATTATCCCACGTTTCTCCTTCGCTGTCTGAGATATGGAAGAAAGAACCTGAGATATTGTATAGGTAATCATCGCAATTCAAAACTCGCTTGTAATTCTCCAAAGTGTTCATCCCTTTGTGTCTTATCGCCTTTCTTGCCTTATCTATGGTAGAGAAAACTTCTGCGTCAACCTCAACTGCCTCACCCAGTCCATGTTGGTATGAAGATATTACTACATATACTTTCATCGCTTAAACCTCCTTATTCATTACGTTACCTTTGATAACGTTTCTTTGTCAATCTCAATCCATTGGCAAGCATCCTTGCGGAAGAAGATTTCACTCTTAATATGCTCACCATCCACATCAATACTATTGCAAACAAATGTGTGGTTCTTTGTCAAAGGTACAAGAAGGTACGTTTTACCCTCTCTTTTGCGTTCTACAAGCGTTTTGTCCGTCCCAAGGATAACTGATACCCTTTCGTCCTTATCGTCCTTTAGAACGCCTATTTTATCCGTGTGCTCGATATAGAGCACATTCAGAAAATTCTCATCCATTTTCTTATGCATTAATCATTCTGTTATACTTTTTCTTATTAACACCTCGTTTAACGGCTTCATAGAGCAAAGTCAAAGCTAATGCTTCATCCTTGACTTTCAAAGCCTTCAAGGTATCTCTTTTTACGTTGTAGTTCTCATCGACCTCACACAATGGCACGTAGCCTTTGTGCTCGAAATTTCTTCGACCAATCGCCCAAATCTCATAGCCATCCGGAAACTCGTTTGTTGTCTCGAATACATAATTGCCATCATTAAACTTTTCCATAATCAATTGTATTAAGTTCTTTACCTTATTTTTTCTTACTCCTCCCATCGGAAAGCGTTAAGGTCTTTTACGACCTTCTTACTGGCTTCGTCCCACATGTAACCATCCGTAAACCATTTAGGGGCTTTACCATTGATTACTCGTTTTGCATCGGCTATGCTAGCATAGTCCGGTTCAGCAATATTATCAATGCGAACGGATACCTGGCCAAATACGTCCTCCACCTTAGTAACATGATGCCCTTTGTAGAACACTTCTTTCAAACACTTAGCGATTGTCTCCATATCTCAAATACTTTAAAAGTCCTTAACTAAAGGGGTGATTAAAGGCTCACCCCTATTAAAGCCTCGCCAAACACCTTAGAACGTGTAAATATCTTTATGCAACTCGCAAGAAGTTATAAGCCTTGAATTGTCTCCATGCGCCCTTTTCTTCATCCCAATAGCGGATGCAATCTCTTGATGCTGCATGACCAGTACCATTTGGAGTGTAGTCAATGTGGCTCTGAAGGAGAGTACCAAAGGCTTGTCTTACCTCACCATTCATCTTCATAAAGAAGAACTCTACCACCTTGGTCTTCATCGCTGTCTCAAGCTTTACGACCTGCCAAGCCTGTTTCAAGCACTCAACCCAAGACATTGAACTTGATTTCAACTGATAGGCTCTATGTGCCAACTGCATTACCTTTCTCATCTTGTTCTTAATTGAAGTTGTCATATCCTCAAACCGTTTTACGAGTGCCGACTCGGCTGCATAGCAGCAATTAATAGTTAAACTTTAAAGCCTTTATCTCTTAAAGACATTGCAAAGATAGTAGTTTTTTCTAATATTACCAAATATTTCTATAAGAAATTTCTAATATTACCACTTATTTAACACTTATAAGCTATTTCTAAACATTTATTCACTAATTATTAGCTAATTCTAATATTTAACTCTTTTTCTTTGGCAGTTAAAAAAAAATAAGCTATCTTTGCAGCATAATAAATATTAGTATTCACTTATATATAATAAGGTATGGACTTAAAGAAAATAATTAGGAGTCATGGGCAAACCATTTCATCTGTAGCTGAAAAGTTAGGTATTACCCAATCAGCTTTATCGCAACAAATCAATAATGGCTCAATTTCATTTGCGAAAGTAGAACAAATAGCTAGTATTTGTGGTTGCTCGCCATCTAGTTTCCTTGCTATTGATGGTGAAACCTTATCGCATCCGGCTATCATCTGCCCCCATTGCGGCAAGCCTATCGAGCTGGAGATTAGGGCAAAGGAGGGGAAATGATATTCCTCTCCTTTTACCTAGAAATTCAACGAAGGCATATTACCATTTCCGAAAAGCAGTCTGAATGTCTCCTTTCCCTTTGGTGTGATTAGTGTTCTTGTACCTACAACTTTGTCGTTTCCCCAGTCTTTCACCTTAAACAAGTCACCATTGTATTGCGAATATGGCTTAATGTGATTCTGTTTATCACGATAGACGTATTTCTTCTTAATCAAGGTTTTGATGAACAGATTCTGCTTCATACCAATCTCCTTTGCAGTATCTCGGAAGTTCGTAAGCAAGCCTTTGTCAACTAAGTTGTCAAAGTATTCTGCCTTTGGCTGCATTTCCTTGTTCTTTTCCTCAATGGCTTTCTTCTCTTCCTGCTCCATTATCCAACGCTTCGCTCTCTCAATTGGGTCTTCAATCTGATAAGAAGGTATGATGCCTTGTGCTACACAATGAAAGACCTTGCGGTACACTTCAAACACCGGACGAACCTTGCGAGCAACAAAATATTCCAAACAAGCGGAGGTGAGGTGATAGCTAACCTCTTTGTAACCACCTGTTGCAGTTTTGCCATTTTTGGCAATACTGATAAAATCCACATTCTCAATGAAGTTGGTCTTCAATGCACGCACTGCCTTTCCTTTCTCTGCATAGCAAAGTTGCCAAACTTCATCAAGATTTACCGGATATTCCTTTCTCTGCTTATCTAATTCCAAAACTCCACGAAAGTAACTCTCCAAATCAGATGAAGAACTTTCTTTTGTTAAAACAATCTTACTTTCCATTTGTTTCTTCTTTTCAGTTTTTAACGTGTGTCTCACGTTCTTAAACTTTGCTAATCTTTAAGTTTCTCAATTATATAGCCACGACCTGTATAGGTGCAAGACAAGCCGATATACACTAGCTGATGTAAAAGCCACAATTCTTCAGTGAACGGCAATCTATCACACTTCACAAACTCATCTTCATCCTCAAAATCAGATGCCTTTTCCAATATTTCTTCCTTTGTCATTATCTTTAAATTTGTGCCCGAAAGCTGTTAATCCGCATCTTTTATTTTTTGTAATGTGTCAAGTATCACGTTTGCAATCTCAAACCTACCGACATTTGGATTCTGTGGGACACTATAACACAAAGCTTTTAAAAGCTCAAAACATTGATTCTCATATAATATCATACGCTTACTTCTTTTGATTAAAATACTTTTCCAACTCTCGAAGGATGAACATCCCTCCTATCTTGAAAGACTGTTCTATCACTACTCGATGTTCCTTAAATTCGTTTTGGCTTCTCGAAAACCGAAACGCTTCATTCTCTAGCATAAGCACAAACTTATTAAATTCTGCATCGGTCATTTGCTATCACCTCCTTTGATAATTAAGTCAAACAATTCATCTGCGTATATCCAACCATCCAAATAGTAAGCTTTAACTTCTAATTTCCACATTTCTTGATATGTGCCGCAATCAGTCTTGTACATCATATCGTATAGGTTGTAAAGATTTCTATAACCGCAGTCTCTTGAGTATGCAAGAATCCTTCCTCTGCCAATTTGAGGAACTTCGTTAGCATTATGAATCAAATCTTTGAATATCTCTTTCTCTGCCCAATCAATGCCATCCAAGAAATGCTTATCGGCATTTTTATCTCTTTGAACCATAAAGCCGTTTTTGCTAACCTTTCTGATTACACGATAGCTTTTTCTTGCGTAATCTCTGGCGGCTTGGATTTTTTTCTTTATGTCTATCATAACTATTACTATATTAAAAAGGTAAATATGGACGTTCAAGAAAACTAAGTAAAACAGCATGTTCTTTATATGCGAAAGAATCTGTTCTTCCCATTCTCTCAAAGCGTTGCATTTGCCTTTTACAATGCTCTATAAGTTCTTTCTTAAAAGCTTCGTCCATAACTTACCTCCACATCTTTAGTTGTACCTAACAATGATTCGTTGCCTTCGTAAGGGATACAGAACTCCCATCTACCATTAACACATACATAGTCATGATATTCATCTGTCTTATCTGTATGGCTAAATATATTTGCACGCCATTCCTCAGTTTTTTGATGTCTAACCAACACATTATCGAATGGTTTCAGCTCTACCTTTGGCTTTAAATCCACAATCTGTTTCTTCTCAGCATCCCAAGCCTTGCCTTCTTTGGCTAGAGCATCAAAGAGTTGCTGCTTCTCGGAGTCAGTGGCAAAATTCATTTTGCCCTCAAAAAATGTCCACGCACGAGGCAATGTAGTATAACAATCCATTACACCTGTATTATTTGTTTGGATTGCATGGAAAGCGTAATAATAGAAAGAACCTTCAGTTTTCAGTCTACTAAAAATGGAAACTATATCACAGTTTTCCTTATGCATAGTTACTATATCCCCATCCTTGAACTCTGGCTGAGCCTTCTCAATATCCAAAGTTTCAAGGTTTAGTATACCACCTAATTTTCTTTCAATCTCTCTGACATATCCATAGGCAATATTGTTATCTAACTTGTCAAACTTAGCTGTTTCTGCATTTGATACGTCTTCGTAACCATCCCTGCTATTAGAATAGCATCCGTTGAACATTGTATAATCATCAGATGCCCATTCTTTGAAAATGCACTGAAATCCACTACTATTGATAAGCAAATCGCCTTTCTTCCAAGCGAATTTGCGCCAGTCACGCATTTCTTTTGAAGGAAGGAGAATCTGTAAGCCGTCAAGCCATCCTTTCATAGTTCCTAATTTGGAAAAAGAAAAATAAATGGTGGTATTAATATCTTTTTGCTTTGTACACCATATAGCTGTTTCTTTATCCGTTGTACTGATTGTATCTAACTCTACATTTGTATTATATAACCAATTATACAACTTTGTTCCTTGCGGCTTATTCTTTAGGATTTCCGCTATATTAATCTTTTCTTCCATGTCTGTCTTTTTTATATTCATTTATTCTTCACTAAAATATTTCTTAACAAACGCTCGTTCGGTGAGCCATTTTCCAAACCCCACTCTAAAGTAACGCTTTGATTTACCTTTCACAAACCCATATTCATCACGAGGTGTATTTACACTTAGGTATATCTTAGGAACATGGTTCACCGATACGTATGCAGTTATATATTCATCCGAGAATGCCAAATGCTGAACTTCACGGAACTTTACACTTTTAAAGAACATTTCCTTCATAAGCCTTAGTCCTTATAGATTGCATCAAGAATGCTTCTGAAATTCGGATTATCAATAACGGCTTGGGCATCTTCTTTGTTCTTGAAGTAAATAGCTCCCTCGTTATAACTACTACAAGAAGTAATACCATATTCACGGGTTCGCATGATATTATACTTATGTTCATTAGAATTCCAATCCGGTTTCCAATCTCCATTATAACACTTAGCTATATCCATTAACTTATCCAATGCAACAATTTTCTCTACATTACTATTAGTAACATTAGCAACGACAGGGCTAAGGCCACGGTCTATTAAAGTAGATATAACATCCTCATAGCTGAATGGTCTCTTCTTGAATGCTATAATGCCCACTTTCAAGTCACTTTTTTCAATGTCCACTTCCTTTCCTTTAGGAATATCTATGATTAACTTATTATCTAGCATTTTCATTTTTCTTATGTTTCATTTCCAAAATATATTTTTTATTCACAACCAACTCAAAGAACTTATATTTAGCATGCATGTAGTTGCGACCTAAATCAACTCCACCGACAAATTCTTCCATATACCAAGAGATTGCCGTATATTTTACAATATCATGCTCTTCCGAATGATTCACACGACCATTCCACACATCTGTGCGAACCAAATCGCAATACCCATAAGGTAATTTGGCACGTATCATTCTTGTGTTCTCCGCATCAATATAGACGTTTTTGTATTCCAAATCTACGCCTAAAATTTCCTGATTAAGCTTTGCTACATCCATATCTCATTAATATTAAAGCACTACGTTGAAGATCCCTCGGTTTGAACGGATTCTTCTCCAGTATTTTATTCACATCATTTCGTATCTTGCGACTTTTCCACTTCTTTGTTAGACGCATAGCCTTTAACAAACGATGGTCTCCAGCTAGCTTTCCTGCATCCTTCTTGCCACAATAATAGCCTTGCCTATATGCCCAATATCTAGTCTTATAGACTTGCTTCATTATCTTCTTAGCTTGTCTTATTTTCATATCAACCTCACTTTCTATGGAAAAACGTTCCATGACACCAGTCGCTGCTTTCAACATACTCATGTAGTTTAGTACATCTTCCTGCGAACATACCATTGAAATGTTTACAACGACCGCATTCCTTTGAAGTTCTCAAAATTGAACGAAACAAACTAACGTTAGCACTCGGCATATTTACCTTATTCCATCTGATAGTTGCTTTCTGATAGAGATTCTTTAATCTAGGAATGAATCTACTCTCTTTCTTGAATGTATATTTTGAATCGAAGTAACGTGTGTCCGTTCCTCTCTCCATCATATTCAAGATTTTCTTAGCTTGTCTTATCTTCATATACTACTTGTTTTTATAAATACTACATGTCCCCTCATAAATTGTGCTATTTGTATAGATGTCTTTATATTGCGAAATGGAAACCAATCCATTTGCCTTCATTTCCCTAAGAATGCCATCATACACACATTCTATTGCTCTTCTCTTCAATTGCTCCATGCCAGATTTGTCACGGCAATAGTATTGCATTTCAAAGTTTGACATTGTAACACTTGAATGAAGCTTAATAACTTGTGGCTTTATATATCTAACCTCTATCTTTGGTTTGATACCTAGTTTATCAGCTAACCATTGTTTCCATTTTGGCTTAACATCCTCTCCATCTAAGCAAGCAAGTAATATATAAATAAGACTAACACTTATATATAAAATTACAATTTCCATATGCTACTTATTTTTATCTCCTAATAATACGTGTCTTCGATAAGGGAAGAAATAGCAACGTTCTCCTGGACACCACCAACTAGGAGCGTTCTTCATACATCTACGACATAACGCTATATTCTTCTCAGCTTTTATGTTGTCACGTTCAAACTTTCTTCGTTCTCTTCTTGAAAGAGGAGGATAAGGATAAGTCTCTTCCTTAAAAAGCTTTGTGGCTAAAGCATTCAGTCTTTGAACTACTTTTTCTAATATCTTTTTTATCATACGCTACTTCTTTTTATCGAATTTATTGCCAATAACCTTAAATCTATTTAATGAATCTTTCTCACTCATAAGGTATGTTAGTGCAACGCAAAAGTCGCGACCATTCTTAGCGAGCAAACAAAATGCGCCATATTTAAACACTACTATTCCGTCAGGACTATCATTGGTAACATTTGAAAGCATGTCACCTTCCCAAACCTCATTACCTTTGCAATCTGTCAGCCCTGTGGACATACAGACTGTAGAAGGGTCAACCTGATGTGCATCATTTCTATTAAGCATTGATTCACTCTGCCTATCCTCGATGATGTAAGTGTTACCACATTCAACATAGAAGTAACCTTCTACCCAAGTGTTATTGTCAAGACGTTTAGCCTTGAACTTGATGTCTTCTAATTTCATAAGCTATAATCATTTAATCCCCTTACATTGTTTAACAACCGTCTCATTGAAAGACAAATTATAAGCATGAGTATCTGTAATACCTTCGGCCTCTTTATATTTGTCAAGAATAGAATCCCTTATTCCGTCAATATTAGGCTTATCTAAAAGTTTGAACATGATGACATTAGTCCAATCGTCAATTCTCCTATTTGGATTATCAATCTCATCTTTATACCAACCAGATTTTCGCCCACTATCTTTATGTGGAACACGATATTCTGCTACCATTGGTATTGCGATAAATCCATCATTCTCCATAGTAAGAACCAATACCCAATCAAGCTCAATTCCAAGTTTTTCCATCTTGAAATACTCTTTAATTGGCAACCATCCTTCTAACTTCATTCGCTCAATAAATAAGTTAGCTACTCCTGCTCCTATAATTTTTTCGTGCATACTTCTCATTTTTATTTAACTTTATGAGCAGTACTATTAGTATGCTCTATATGTTCATTACTACAACAATATGGATAGAAATATTTATCTGCTCCATACATAAGTGACTCTATAATATCATCGTCACTATCTTTACACTTAGAGTCAATAGTAACTCTAATATTTACTTCAAATATTCTTGCCATAACTATTCTTCTTTAAGTTCTAACTCTTGCTTGATTAGTTTTAGAAAACTTCTAGCGTGAACTACAAGAACTTTCTTATTTCCTGCGTTCATCATTCTAGTATAGTTTTCAATCATATCATCAATAATTGTTAGTGCCGATACTTTACTCATATTTTTTCATATTTAAATCTTTAAGTCTATCCTTATAGAAGGCAGGAACTCTACTAATCTGCCACCAAGAATAGCATTCGTCACTCCAAGGTTCAATCCACACTGGTTCTTTTGTGTCTTTATCTTGGCAGTATACAATTCCACGTACTTCATCATTCAGCAAGAAATTCTCTACTTCAAAATCCAAATCTTCTAGTGTTGCGTAAGTCTTGCAAAACTCGTTACGTTCCCTAGTACCTCTCCTTACAAACGACTCGAAATCATTGAATAGGTCTATTTTTAGTATCTCTAAGTTATTGCTTTTAACAACATCTAGAAGAGACTTTTTGACGTTCATTTTGCTCATTTCCTATCCCTCTTTTTATAGTCATTGCAATCCATAGGGATATGGTCTGCTAACTCTTGCCAATAACACCTATTATCGTAATAACAAGTTTGACATTTTTGAATCTTTTCATTCATTACTTATTCTCCTTTAAGTTCGACAGGCTCATCTTTCCAAGACAATTCTTTTCCGATGAGCTTCTTAATGCTTCCTTTAGGAAGGTAACAGCAACCGGTATTTGCGTACCTCTGCCCATATAAATATAAGACAGAGCAAATCCATAATGTATTACTTTCATTTCTGCAAGGTTTTTCTGCAAAAATATGTTCACAGCCACCTTTATCTACTGCTAACCATGACATAACTAATACTATATTTTTTTAATTAATAAATTACTTTTCTTATCAAATGATTTATAACCACTACGGAGATACCAATCTAGAACAAATCTATCAGATTCATCTTTATCAAATTCCAATCCGATTGTCTTCACCCCATTTAACTTAGCCTGTTGTTCTGCGAGTTGTAACAGGCGTTGTGCAACACCATTTCTTCTATAAACAACATCAACCCAAAGAGCGTATATTAGAGCATCAGCCTTGCCGAAAATATCACTAACATATAATGGAATGGATATTTGAACAGAGCCATGATTTTCTTCATCAGTTATTAAAATTCTGATTTCATCCTTCCATGTCTGTTTTTGTATCATAATCAATCCTCCAACTCTATGTTATTTTCTGCTGCGTAGCCATCTTGTGCTTCCTCGCAATACTGACCTTCGCAAAGCCAACCTATGCCGATGTTATATTCTGAAATAATGTTCTTGTTGCAATACTCACAGATAGCATCGCCATGTTTATTTTGTAATTCTTCTCTTGTCATATTAGTTATAGTTTGATTGGGAGACCATGAACATAAACCTCATGAGTGTCACGAGTACCATCTTTTTTCTCCATATGGAAGAAGAGAGTCAATTGTAATGTTGATCTCATAAACCTTTCCGATGGTGAACGATAAGGAACTATTTTGGAAAGCCAACCCACACGCCCATCTTCATCCATAATTTTATCTCCGATTTTAACAGGCAAGGCTTTAATACAGTCTTCTTGAAGTTGTTCCATTTCTCGAAGTAACTCATCGCGTCTTACATTTAATTTGACCATTTTATCTATAAAAGGTCTGGAGATTTCTCGCCATTTTTCTATATTCCTTTCTACTTCTTCTCTTATCATATTCTATCCTCCAACTCTTTAAGTGCCAAGACTAACTCATTTTGAATATGAATTATAGTGCCTTCACTCAACTTTATTCTTTTTGAGCCAATCATCTTGGAAACATTATTAATATGAATTATCGCTTTTTCTTTACTCATTGCTTATCCTCCTTTGTATTACACGTTGCTTGGTCTCCATCATAGTAAGGAGCACCAACTTTAGGTAATATTTGAGTATTCCTATTACAGGAACATTGCATTACCCAAGGTGCGTTTACCTTTCCACATCTAGGGCATATCCATCCTTCTTGTGCCATATTCTTTTCTTTTATCTCCTTAGTAATTGATAATCTTCTGCGTCTTACGAACCTTGGCAAAGAAATCAGCGATTTCTTGTAAAGTCGCTTCTCTACAGAAACCTTCTTTCATCCAATTACCAATACTATTGGATTTCTGAATCATCCCATCAGAATCCTCACCAATTATAACACCATATCCATCAGCGTTAACAAAGCCATCATGGATAAACACTTTGCCATCACCATCAACTAAGATAGTACCTGCTTTATATTCACTTAATCTCATATTCTCTTTTTTTACCCTCTACTTGTTAAATTAGAGGATGATAATTAGTAATTTGCAATATGCTTTGCATCCATTATTTTTCGCATAAGGATGTCTATTTCTTTATCTGATGCTATATGGTCTATTGGATAGCGCATAAAGTTTCCCCAATCACTTTGCTTTTGAATATTGCCGTTGGAATCCATACCAATCAAACATCCATATCCATCACCATTTATATAACCATCATGGATAAATATACTTCCATTACTTGTTACAAGAAATTCTCCTCTTTTAAATTCGCTCCTTTTTAACATATTCTTCTCTTCTTTTTACCCTCTCCCTTTTACAGGAAAGGGTGGTTAATATCTATCAACTTTATTCCAATCTTCTTCGAACGCCTCACACTTTCCTTTGCAAGGTTTTCCATCACAATAACATGTTTGATTATAATCATCGTAATGAAAACAAATTTTATACGCAAACATATCTTTTTTATTGATTTCTTTATGTGCTTTAACATACTGTAGAACAGCCATTAAATCATCATAATCTTTGATTTCTTTACGCTTTACTTGACTGATAAGTTCTTTTAAAACATCCATACTAAACTAATTATTATATTATCACTTACCCTCTCCCTGTTGCAGGAGAGGGTGATTAGTTACTCTATCTCCAAGCGTAAATTGCTGTATAATTACCTTTGCACCCAGTATCAAGGTTATGGGAATAATAATACTTAACAGCAGCGCAATCAAATCTCCAATTGTGCTTTGCAATTAATGTGTAAACTTCACTATCTCTTGTAGCGCGCCCCTTTTCATCGAATAATGCCAAATAGAGAGGGTCATTATGATCACATCTATATGGGTCAAACGGCTTAATGAAGTTACCATCTTTATCAAAGCAGTCTTTAATTTTCATTTTTTTCATATTACTATCTATTTATATCCTCATAGAGGATAATTAGTTAATCTTTTTTCGGCTTAATACCCCAAGCAATACATCCACATCTAACGTCTGTGTCAATATTTGAACCATCAAAAACTCTCTCTTCTCCACAAATAGACGTTAGGGTAATACCTATAGACAATGATGGATATAGGTATAGTGGAATCAAACGAAGTCCAAGAGTATTTTTCTCATTGGCAACCTCCTTATCAAATTCCTCCTTTGTAAGGTATCCCTTCTCAAATTCAGACTGAATGAGAGAAATCTTTTCTTTAACATCTTCTTCGGATTGCCAACTTCTAAAATGCAAAGCCTTACACTGACTTTCCGTAAGAGCATTCCAATCAATATCTTTCTTAAACTGTTCTTGAACTTTTTGCCAAGCATCATTGAGACTTTTCTTTTTATATTCTTCACCCCAATGATATGTTTGAATGCATGCAATTTCATTTGCAAGCCATTTCAAAGTATTACTAACTTTGTTTTCTAATGAAGTTTGTTCCATATTACTTATATTTATGTCCTATAAGGACGGTTATTTACTAAGGATGAGTAGGCATTTTCATCCAATGTGTTGGCATATTTGGCTTTGCAAACTGCTTATGGTATGCGTCCATTCCTGGAATACCTGAGACACCTTTGTAGTAGTCATCTCCTTCTTCATAGCATGTATCATAACAATCATCTTCGTTATTCCAAGTTGCAGATACGAAACCATCGTCTTGAATAAAACCTACTCGTGTTCCATTAGGATTAAAATCCTCATCAATCCACTTTTCGTTAAAGGCAATTACCTCTTCTCCAAAAGGAATTTCTACTTCTGATACTTTATTCCATTCCATATTCTATAATTTAAATCTCACTAATTTGTTTCTTAATACTCTCCATTTCTCCTTTGACTTCAAGACGTATGATATTTTCATACTTTGCCAAGATGTCTTTTATAGGAGACAATTCTTCAAGGTTACAAAGACTATCTCTATTACCTAAGTAACCTTTCTTATAATAAGAAAGATGAGTGTCATTGTTATCTAACATATGATACACTCCTTTCAACTCATTTAATCTCTTATCAAGAGAAATAACTTCATTGTACTGTTCTTCTGTCATAATCTATTTATTTATATCCCATAAGGGATGGTTAGTTAATTATTTCGTAAATTCTATCATATATTGTGCAAATACAGAGCCTACATAACATAATGTCATAAGTATTGCTGTCACTGTCGCAATTACAATACTCACCATTCTCAACTTTGGTGTTTCTGACCAAAATATTGCACTAACTATCAGAAAGATAGTTCCTAAAATCGTTAATAATGCTACCATAATCTATCTATTTATGTCTGAAGGCGTTAACCACCTAACATATCGCTAATGTTTAAATACTTCTCTCCTACACCTAAGTTTCTTACCTCACAGAAACCTGCTTCTGAAACAGTACTATCATCGTCATATACCTTTGTGACGTGTAGTTTCTTTATAGGACAGCAATCATCATCGCTTATCTCAAAAGCAATAGGTAAGTCTCCGTGTTTTGCCTTTATTTTCTCTAAGCTTTTAATCAAATCACTTATTTTCATACTAATATCTTTTATGCCCGAAGGCGTTATAAACTTATTCAAAATAGTTTTCTGAATCTCCGTCACAACTTTCATGCTCACATACCTTCCGTTTCCAAATCTCACAATAAAGTAAATCTGTTTCAGTTGGTTTTGCATGCTTGCAGTATTTACAAACTTGATACATTGCATCCATACCTACACCTCCATTTCTGAGTTAAGTCCTAGACCGAAGAGAATGTGTTGTAAATCTGATACTGAATGCATATATCTACGTATAAGATTGTCTCCAATATAAACATACCATGAGTGATTATCTAATTCCAACAAACTCAACTTCAAACATTCTTTTTCGATAAACCAATGATACATGCGATAAAGCATCCATCCATTCTTCTTTAGAATCTCTTGGGTAAGACTTACTGGCTTTATCTCATCAATATCAACAAGACAATACACCAGCCCTTCTTTAGGGCAAGACAAGTCAAAGTGACTTCCGTCTTCTCTAGGCTCTTTGACAACCATTACTTTGTTGTCATACATAACAACATCACCTTCAATATATTTCTGTGCCATATCATTATATTTTTAAGTTACTATCTATATGCAAGGCATATAATAAATGTTGGAGTTCGTGAATATACTTTATTGTAAAAAGCATGGTATTTTCATTTATGTAAGTGTATATACCATCTTCTGTAAATTCAAGTACTACATAATTTGCATTTTTCATCTTTAAAGCATACTTACCATTTATAGATTTCCATCCATTCTTCTCTAGAATCTCATGAGTGAGAGGAATCGGTAAAATATCTCTGTCTGCAACTAAAGCTGTTTTTGTACTATTTGTTGAAATCAAAGCATAACATATCTTGTTATAAAGAAAGTTTTCTTCAAAATTAACAATAGTATAAGTATTAGTTGCAAACTTTACCAAATCTCCTGGAATATATTCTAACTTATCCATACGATTATTCTTTAAGTTTGTTGAACTTATCCTTGTAAGGACAATCATCGGCTACAGACTCTATATCGTAGCTTTCCCCTTGCAGCTTACAAGATATACAATCACCAGATCCGAAGTTCCATACAATAAAGTGTGGGCATTGGATTTCCTTACATATTTTCTCTATCTCATTCATACGCTTTACTTTTTATAGTTGCTATTCTCCTTATACCCACCACTTACAAGCCATTGACCAAATTGTTCAAGACTTTCTATGTTATTTATAAGACTCCATTTGTCACCTATATCATCAGTTGTATAAGCTATAAAAGTCTTATGTGTGAGCACATTCCAACAGATTTCCAATCTGTGTAAAATGGTTTTTCTAAAATTATATCTTGCTGCCATACGCTTTACTTTTTACGATGATTATACTTTTTGATAGCATCCTTCTTAGAAGCTGCCATAATTTTAACACCCTTAACGACAAACTCATGCTGCTCCTTTGGCTGACACTTCTGCTTATCAGAAGTAATATTGCCGCTTGGTGCGTCAAGTCTAGGACTTGAACACCCGAAAATATCATCTTGTGCATAAGCTGCCGTAGCAGCCATTATTAACGCCATTCTCATTAAATTTCTACTCATACGCTTTACTCCTTAACTTCTTTAAAAATTACATTTTTATGGTCTGAGCGTTCTTTGATGCTACAAGGGTATAGCTGCCATACTTCACAAAACTTCTTACTATCAAAGAAGCACCCTTTGCAAGATTCTTTATCAGTCTCAGTAACTTCAAGAGTTACTCTTTCTCCAACTTCAAGCTCTTTCATAATCAAAACGCTATTCTATAGTCCTTTCCTCTCAAAGTAGGTCTCTTTTTGAGGATGAACTTTGTTAAATCTTCAAAATCTATCGGGAAGAGCGCACAATATTTATACTTCAATGTGCAAACAAATCTTCCGTTGAGCATAACATCAAATACAAATGATTTCATTGATTACCTCCTTCCTTTGGAAGTAAATCATCAATATAGAGCCATCCCTTAAAATATCTTTTAAAATCTTTAGGAGTCATATCATCACATACCCATCCTTCTGGATTACGGAAATATACACATAATTCCGTACTTCCGTTTTTGAACTTAACCAAACATGTAACGCAACATTCTCCTTACTTAATGTTTGGCTTTTCGCTAGCAGTATGCCATAAGTCCTTAAGGAACTCTTCCTTAGTTAATCTCTTTTCCATTTTTCAGTCTCCTTCACACAAAGTTTCGTTAACCTCGTCATTGTATGTGTGAGTAACCGGATTGTACTCGGAATGGGGCGCATCTACCCTACCTTTCCGGTTAGTGAAATAGATAGCATTTCCATTGTCATAAAACCTGTACACTGTTATACTATCTACAACAAACAATTTCTCGACCTTGAATTTGTCAACAGAATCCGAGATTTGGACTCTTGTACCCTTACCTTTGCAACCTACCAAAATGGCGGCAACGGAAATTATCATAATTACCTTTTTCATATCAACTTCTTTTCTTCTTGAAGAATACGTCATTCATCGTACCCTAATATACTAAAGAACTCATCCATTTTTGGATTTAGATTGTTTGCCATTAACATATATGCCGGAACGGAGCGACCGATATTGCACTCTAACTTCAATGCATGTATCATTACTGAAGCTTGATGGCTTGAAATCTTAACCCTATCCAATCTGGAAAGTATTTCGCTCTGCGAATCTGCATTACGAAACACTTTCTTGATAAGACTTTCTATGTACTTACGCTGCTTGTCCGTCATTGCTCTTATTGTGCTCAAGAGACTCAACCAAAGCCTTCAGCCCATTGAAGGTAGCATCCACCAACTCCTTGCTATCGGAAGCATCAAAATACCAATTTCCAATAATCTTGCTATTATTTTCGGCAAACATCGTAATACTCGTATGAGTATTTGAAGACGACATCTGGATAGACTCCTTTGTTCTACCCATGAGGCTGGCAATCTTTGCCAACACCTCTACATAAACATTATTCTTTTCCACTTTCTTCTTACAGTTTTTAAGGTGTGTCTCACCTTTTTAAAATTAGTAACCTTGTTTCTTAATTACAATGCAAAGATACAAAGAATATCCTAAATATGCAAGCTTTTTAATGTGTTTCTTTTATTCTTTAATATATCGTAACATATAACACCGATAATTTACTGACGTTAACACAAAAATCCCCACCACTACATTATTATATATAGTGATGGGGTAAACATTTAAAACAAAATAGCATTATGGATTTCTACGATTACTATCAAACTAAATCGTCCACATAAGCCCATTTATAGATGGCGTTTGATTTCGTGAACCTATTCCACCATTCCTCGCCTAAGAAATTCAGATGCTTGAAACGCTTGCGAACCTTGGTCAGACCGACAATGCGTCTGTTATACTCAGGCACCTCTTCAACAGAATGCCAAGCACCTTCTTTTTGATATTTCATTCCCATTTCCAAGGCTTGCTTGGCTATCTGTCTTGCACCTTGATTAAAGTCTATCTTATCAATCAACAATTCTAAGTCCATAATCAAATAACTTTTATGTTAACTTTGTCTTCAAAAAACGCTTCTAGCACTTCCTTGGCTTTTGCATCCGCTTCATCCAAGTCTTTGCATTTGACTACTTGAACACCATAACCTATAGGGTTACGCAATTCATAACTACCTTCAGCCTTAACCAACCGGAGAAAAATATCTCCACCTTTGAAGCGGTACGAATATCCTTCAGTTGCCTCGTTCCATTGTCTAACTATGTTCCTCACCGCCATAATATTTTTGCACTTTTACCAATGTAGCACTAGCACCCTCAATGTAGGCTGCGATAATGACATTTCTATACAGCTCACTATTTTCCTTATCAATTCCTACCAAACCTTCTGCTGATTTCAAAGGCTCAATTGTAAATTTATAAGCCTCCTCTACTATCCAGCTAGGAACTCCATTTGAAATCAAATTCTCACAATACTCATTCATGATTTTACCTTTTAAAATTAGTGGATGACAAGGGATTTAAACCCTTGTTGGTGTCAATACCTCCCCAGTGACCTGGTACACGGAATGTTTAATCAGAAAATCCGCTCCAAGTTTGCGAGGGGCGCATTGCTTTCAGTTGCCAATGCCACTCATCCGTTTGTCAGCGACAGATGCGAATTTGAAGACTGTGCACCATTCCCAACCTTGCCCAAGGGTTTCTGCCGCTGACTTATAGGCATTTGCCAATGATTGCCGACAAATTTCAAGTGTTCACATCTTACGATGCGGTATTAACTATCTCCCTGCCCAAGGGAACAACCATTAGCGATAGGCTATTTGTAGTTATGAAACTTCAAAATAAAGCCGTGTGACTCCTAAGTTTACAATCCCGCCCCCACGCTGGGCATCACACGGCTTTGACACGTGGGTATTTGGTCGATTATGGAAATCCTACCTCGTCTTTCTTATATCATTCCGCTGCCATCCTGCCGCCCAGTCTACCGGAGCTGCATTACAGCAGTGAAAAGATGTATTCACATTATACAAAGCTGCTCTGAACTCATCCAATTCTTCTGCCGTGAACGGACAATCCTTGTGTACTCGCCTAGTCATAATTTCACTACATTATAACCAAGCCGACTTGCAAGATCAAGGAACACGTTAAAGTCTTCTTGTGCAAGTTCTGTTCCTGACACCACTCCATTCTCCATAGTGAAGTAACGCTTGTATTGTAAAGCGTATCCTCCAAGCAATAAGTTCCTTTCATTTCTTCATTCTAATCAATAGTAAACAACCTTTCAATAGGTCTCTTTGTAATATTCGGGTTAAGGGAATTGGTTACTTCCTTTTCCCAAACACATCTGAACTCTTGGGGCATCTGGTATTCGCTGATAAATACCTTATGACCTCTTCTAGCCATTTCCATGCACCATATATAGAAACTTTCGTAATCGAAGTTCTTTGACACATCGTACTTTTTCGTAGCTTTGTAAGGCAAATCGCAATACACTATACTCCTATCCGGTATCACAAGTTCATCATAACTGCCGCTATAAAACTCGACACCTTTGAGAAGAGGCACATCACGCATTGTATTTTCTATCTGCTCCCTTATGTAATCTCTTGCCTTTCCGTTCTTGCCGACAACATTATGTCCGCTATAGCCACCATCAAAGAAACGTCCATTAAAGCTCGCCATAAAGCCAATTAGTCCGACACCTGCTTCTGTGAAGAATTTATTCTTTCCGTGATAGCAGTCTCTTGCAAAGTTATACAACGTCTTACTAATATGGTTGAAGACAAACCCATCATTCTGAAGATACTTCCACATTTCGATAAGATACCTATTCTTATCGTTGGCAATCCTTCGATACGTGTCCGGAACGTTCTCAATAACGCTACAGCCACCACAGAAAGCATCTACAAACGTATCATGTTCTTTATCAAGCATAATCGGCAATATTTCATGCACGATTCTAGCCTTGCTACCCATATACTTCATTGCAATAGTTTCTTTATCATTTTAACCCCTCGCTTGCCAAATTTTCGCTCGACAACCGCATTGTAACTCACTCCATCAATGGAACACTCATCCGGATAGCACTCTTCAAGCCAATCTGTGAACTTCAGCAGATTGAAGACTAACTCTTTTCTCGCTAAAAGAAACCGCATATCTATGAATTTTCCAAAGCTTATTCCAAAGATTTTCTGAAACTCATTACCTATCGGCAAGAACTCACTTGGTTCTATTTTCATCAGCTTGCTTTCTTAGATGTCACACTATCCAGAGGATAGTCACTCTTCATAAAGTCACTAATTCCTATGTAAGTTCGCTGTAAATCTTTCTCATCGTCCTTCAGAGGTCTTCCGTTGCGTTGATAGCCGCCTCATTCAAAGTCTGTTCGTCAAAGACACCTTTTCTTACCTTATCGAAATAAGAAAGAATTTCTTTTGTCATCAAATGGTCAGCCAATCTCTTGAAATCCTTATCCATCACTAATGCCATGAAGTCATAAGAGTTTTCAAAGGCCAAGATAGGAGCAAAATCCTTGAACGCTTGCATTAAGTTTACATGCAAATCTTCATACAGCTTACGGATGATATTCTCATAAGTTCCCAAACAAAGGTTGGTCAGATTGTACAGAATGATTGCATTCGCATAAACTCCCGATTTTTCACCAATCCCTAAGTTCTGTAATCTTAAAGCAAGCTTATCTCGCAACTTATACAAGTCTCCACTAATCTTGTCATAGAACGTCATTGCGAATTCTTCATTAAAATCTGCATTAGGAACATAAGCGTCATAATACTTAACCACCTTTCGAAGGTTCTTCTTGCAGTCCACCCACTTCTTCTTAACTTCAAACCTAACGCATTTCTTCTTCAGAATACTTTTTTCGATTTTCTGCATAAAGCACTCTGCTAAGACCATTTCGACATATACATACTGCTGAAGATAAGCCCTAGTAACGACCATAACCTTATTCACTTCGGTTTCGGTCATTCCATTCGGAACACTGATAATTATCTTCTTGCCACCTACGTTCAACAAGACTCTTCTGAAACAATTAACACTAGGCATGATGCTTTCTGTTTGAATATTCTACTACCTTATTATAGCACTCCGTTCTCACCAAATCCTCGACCCGATTCAATGTGCAAGCCTCATGAGTATCATTCATATTGACTTGTGGACAGCAAATCTGATAAAAAAACTTTGTTCTGATGGTAAAACCAAAGAACTTGATTTGCTCCTTGAATACCCGACCGGACACCACCTTATCAAGTTTCTTCTTGCCATCGAAGAGATTCAAACTCTCTTCTCTACGATATACAATATCGGTCTTAACCGAAAAAATCTTTCCGAACATAACTATTCCTCCAAATTCCTAAGCGTTTCCAAACTCTCATCATTATCAACATCATAGCCGATACGATATTCGTTACCAATTCTTGCACCAATGTATACCTCTTCGGCATCCAAGATATAATGGAACATCTGTTCACGAACCTTTATCTGCTCATTATCCAAGCCTAGCACATCAAAGCACTCTTCCTGCAATGACTTATATGGTTTCGTTCCCATATATGAAACATAAGCCAGCTTTCCGTCCTGATGCAATGGCTTCCACTTCTTCCACCAATGGTTGCGGTATTCCAAGATACCCCTTTCTACTCCATCGGCACAAACATGTTTAACTATTCGTATTCTCATATTCAATCCTTTTATTTATATTCTACCAATTTTCCTCTTCTTTTAAAGCTTCAAACTTATCCTTCATAATAGAATTGGTCTCTGTCCAAAAAACTATGATAACCTTTTTTACATCAACCCCTTCTCCTTGTGCAATATCCTTTGAGGCCTTAACGAAATCAAAATATCCTTCATCTGATTCTAAAATTCCGGCGGAATACGCCATACGTCCATTCTTGATGAATCTTGCGGAAAAATAAAAGTATCTTTTCATCGCAGTAACTCCCTAATAAATTCGTTACGCATCGGCTCAACGATGCTTGCGTACAAACTCTGCTTATCTTCCGGAATATCATCCGGTGTAATAGAAAACATCAACAAATATGACATCGGAATCTCCAATACCTTGCATATTGCATCAATCTTACTCTTGCGTGGAAACGTTCTTCCGGTCTCCATAAACAACATGTTTGTCTCGCTACAACCGATAGCCTTACCAAGTTGTCGTTGGGTCAAGCCCTTGCTTACCCTCATTGTCTTAATCGCCTTTCCTAAATCCATTTAACCTCCTATTTTAAATTTTCAAATCTATTCTTAATTGCAATCATCGCATCCTTGACCCCATCCTTGTATCCAACAGAATACAAGGTACAATCCTCTTCGCTCGGTTTCTCGGACTTGGATTTCAGAAATTCTTCTATCTCACAGAAACCATGTTCCAAGAATCTGAGGAACATCGCATTCTTCGTGATAGCTGGTCGTAGGACATCTTTAACCCAATCCCAGCCATCACCATAACCTAACGTGAAATTTGAATTGCCACAATATTTCACTTTCGGCTCATCAAGCCATTGTTTTAAAATTTCTTTCTTTGTCATTATTCCCAGTTTTTGAGGTGTGTCTCACCATTTTAATTAATAACATTTGTTTCTTAATCACGATGCAAAGATACAAAGAATTATTATAATATGCAAATGTTTTAATGTGTTTCTTATCTATGTTAATATATTTTAATCTTACTATATAGAATCTACTATTTTTTTTGCAGTTTTTTAGATTTCGCTCTCTTTCAAATACCCCTGTTGTCTATTACCTTTAACGTGTGCCTCACGCTTTGTAATTTTTGCATCTTGCAGCGATTTCTGTCAGTCGCTTCCCTTGTACTTTCGTAGTGCTACCTTTCTTGCATTTCAAGACATTTCCTGTACTTGTATTTTGTATTTCCAAGAAATGGACGCAACAAAAACAACTTCTAAAATTCTTATCCATTTGACATTTCTTTTTTAAGTTTCTTTCTTTGAGCCAAGAACATAACAATCTCCTCAAAATCATCGCAATTCAAGAGCATTTGTCCAACCTGCCATTCCGCTGCTTTCTGCTTGGCATCCTCCATGCCCTTTGCTAAGAATGTGATTTTCTTGTCTTGGCTTCGATTCTCTACAGTTACTTCAAGTGTACCGAATTCTAGTTCGGTAGTATTCATACTGAGACCTTCATCAAATATCCTCAACAAATGATTAAAAAGATTACTTCTTTCCATTTTTCAACCTTTCATTTTCTTGTTTCAACAAGTCCTCAAATTCCTTGCGCTTTGCTCGCATATTCTCGAACCATTTACTTGGTGTTCTTGGACACCCTATAAGCCAATGATCGAAGTTTGGAATAAGCAAATTGAACTCACTAGCTTCAATAGTATAATCGTACCACTTCAACAACTCTTCTTCGGGAGCTTCCTTGTCTATATCAGTTACAATAGTAGCCATATCGAAGGTAAAATCACCGCAATTGGCTATTCCTCCAACTTGGCCACCTATCCAAAATGTCTCCGTATTATCTAATCCGTAAAACTCATGCTTCTCACAGAATGCCTTCAAGTAAGCATTGCAAGCATTCTCGTAATCATTCTTTAATTTCTCTTTATCCATATCACATATCCTTAAAAAGTTTCTTAATCTCGCTCTTCTACACCTTTGGATGGGAGCACATCACAACTTGCGTACTTGGGTCATGTCTTACCTGCCATTCGCAAGTATTACACCCCAAATCACCAACTTTATTAATTGCATTGGTGTATCTGCCTTTCTCACCATAGGGGCAATCGGTAACAAAATCCTTTCGTCCCCAGATGTACTCATCTATCTTGTATGAGATAGCATTTGCTTTCTCCTTTTTCTCGTTAATATTTAAAAACATCATATCGTCAATATTTAAAATAAGCATAGCTGACCATCATCAGCGACCTTAACATTACTCTCAGAAAACCAAAGTTCCTTGAATATTCTCTCCATGCATGCTACGACTATAGAATTTCCAGCAGCCTTTTGAAGACTTGACTTCGACACTCCACTTTCAAGCATCTTGTCTATATATTCTTCGTCAACGTTCATTAAGCGGAAAAGTTCTCTCGGAGTCAAACGCCTAATGCGCAACCTTGTCTCTCCAAGCACAACCAAGGAGTCCTTGCTCGCAGATGTAATGGTATTGGCTATATTCTTTCCAAGCTCGACCTTTGGACTGTGTATTTCGCCTTTTATCCACTTCCCTTCAGAGCGAGTTCTTATAGCTGCACTCATAGGCTCTTTCCATTCATTTGATACAAATTTCTCTTTACATAGCAGAGCATCGCTCATAAAGTACTTTTCGTCCACATTTTCCTCCAAGACATCTACCAAATGTTTCTTCAGCTTTGTCTTTCTCGGAAAATGATAATCTATCTTATCACCATCATTTCGTATAGAGAGCATGAAGACACGCTTTCTGTTCTGAGGAACACCGCAGTCGGCTGCATTTACCACCTTAGCATAGTTAACATATCCGTAGGATTCCAACTCCTTGCGCCACTTGTTGAAGAACCCGATAAACTTTGTTTGAACCAAAGCCTCTACATTCTCCATCAAGAGGTATTTCGGTCTCTTGGTAATAATGGCGTTTCTTGTGAACCAAAGGATAGAGGAACGTGTATTGCTTCCCTCCTCTATTCCTTTCTGCTTTCCGGCTTGCGAAACAGACTGGCAAGGTGTTGAATATGTCAGCAAGTCAAAATCGGCTACCTTGCTCCAATCTATCTTGGTCATGTCACCAAAGTTCTTGCCGGATAGACTAGGAAAGCAAGCATTATGCAAAGCTATTGCACTTGGCTCTATCTCAGACCATCCGATGCACTCGTAATCGAAATCAGAATATTTCTTCTTCAACCGCTCTAAAGCCATCAGTTGAGAGTCATATCCGGCACAAAGTTCAAACGTCCGTATCTTCATTAAATATCATGGGTTTTACAAAAATCCTCTACAAAGCCATCACCCCAATCATCCTCATGCCATATCTTTGCAACTTCAAGCTGTCCCATTTCCTTTATAGCCAAAAGAACTTGCTTTATATCGTTTTCGTACTTAGGCAATGAATTCTCCATAATCGGGAATACATCCTTTATCTCTTCAAAAGACAACACAACGTCAAACGAACCACCTTCACTTGGCGTTACTTCAAACAACTCTTCAGAAAGATTCTTTGAGGATTTCAACCACTTCAAGAATTGCTTTCTACTACGATACTCACAATATAAATTGCTAAACTTTACGTATAGCTTATCAAAACTTAACTCTTTCATAATAAATCAAATTTATCTTTAATTATCTGTTTCAAACACCGTCTGCTTGCCTCGTCTCATAGCACGATACTTCTCAGGAGCCATTGGTAAGCCATTCTCTTTTAATGCTTTCTCATATGCACCAAAAGCCAAGCAATCCGCTTGCTCGTTCAAATCATCACCATTATGTCCCTTTACCCAAGTCAAAATAACAAGCTTATCCTTTGCACACTTACGATACAACTTGATTAAGTCTGTGTTCTTTATATCTGCGCCTATTTCCCAATCTGTATAGCGGAACATCTTTAATGCGTACTTGGAATCACTTCGAACCTCTATGACAGAACCTTTCGGGCAATAATTAACGGCTGATATTATCGCTAACATCTCCATTCTATTATTGGTAGTATGCAAGCAATGGTGTGTCTTGACCTTTTCAAGTTCACCTGTAGATGTATTCACAACAATATACGCAGAACCACCTGCCTTATGGGTGGAATAGTTATCGCAGCTGCCATCTGTATAGCAAATATAGTTTGGAAGAAGCCTTTTTCTTTCCACAACAGTTTCTTCTTTCTTAGGTTGAACCTTTCCATACTTTGCATTCTTGCCTGTTCGCAAAACGGAGTTGTAAGCACCTGCCAATGTTCGCCAATCATCACAATAGTTTCCATCTTTCTGTCTCCATCCGTTTTTCCATAACAAGTCCCACAAATCTTCGATAAAGCCCTTTTCTATCCAATTTTTCTTTATACAGAAACCCGAAAAGACTCGGGAAGATGGTATCTTCGCATACAAATCCTTTGCCATTTCGTCAATAGCATAATCTTTTTTGTTTGCGGTACACCAATTGGGAATAACAATTATCACCTCCCTCTTGCCAAGCTGACGTTTGAATCTAGATATATTGCCAAAGTAGCGATTAGACTCTTCCGCAAAGTCAGCATTCTTCACTAAATTCGCAAAAGTTTTGTTTGAAACACGAATCGTAAACAAGTCTATATCCTTACAAGTTTCCAATATTCTATTAACCAAGTCAAACATAGCCTCTATTTTGTCGGCTTGTTGCTCGTTGACCAGGAAGTTGTCACGAATGAATTTGTCACCATCATACAATCGACTACAAGCCAACACTCGATTTGCACCTTTCACACGATATGAACTCAGATAAACATCATAAGCTCTAACTTGATGTTCTGATTCCAAGTACTTTTCTTCTATCTTCTTCATAATCTCGTATATATAATAATAACACGTAATATATCAAGGAACACGTTAGCCTCTTAAAGACTCCTATACTTATTCCAACTAACTACTAATATGAAAATGTCCAAAATAGAACTTACCCACCATAGAAGTCATCAGGTAGATTTCCTATTGTGCCATTTTCCTTTATTTGCATTCGATGTCCCTTCAATTTATAACCATAGATTCTGTGCTTGATAGCAACAGAAGTCTCTCGGTCTCCAAAAGAGTAAGAGCAAGGTATGATTAAATAGTGCAGGTTACCTACATTAAACGTAAAGTTCCTACGACCAAACCTTTGCAATGTTCGTTCCATCTCTCCCTCGTTTCTATCATCTGCCATGTGCATTTCCGCATACGTGGACTTAATCTTACCTTCGCAGATAAGATTCTTCTTGATTCGGCATATAGAGCCATGACCCATATTCACAACCTTTGCAAACGAGTTAGTAGTTAGTTGATGCCAAGCACAATCATTGTTTCCAACGTTAAAACAGTCTTGACGAGCACCACTAATAACCGATGTGTACAAAATATTGTTGACTATAGAATATAACTCCTTTAGCTTATAGTCCTTATTAATAGGAATACGACAAACGTAAGCCCCTTGAAAGCGACCGCCCTTTTTATTGGGCTTCTTTTCTTTATCACGGAACGTATTCACGATAAATCGCCCGTTACCAAGTTCTGTAAAGAGTCCATCCTCCTTGACATCCTTTAGCAATTTTCTTGCCTTTGGATAGCCTACACCGAGTTTTTTCTTTACATCCTTGATGGTTAAGTTAAATATTACAGAATTTCTGCGTTGCATCTTACACCAAATGGCAAAGCAAAGAGTCTCCTTGTGCGCTTTCACTTCTTGCGATGACGCACCATAGGTATACTTCTTTACCAAGTCCATACGTATGTGTAAATAATGCTTTCCCATAAATTCCTTATTTGTTTAACTTATCTGTGTTTCGCCTACTCCAACAATTATTGCCCATTGCTAACCTAGAGCAATCTAAGGATGTTTCGACTCAAAACAAGGATTCTAAAAAGAAATCCTTACCCTTCATTCGTCTGACACCGAAATCTAGGTAAGGATTATCGTGGTATGGCTTTCGCCACGGAAAATCTTATTGATTCTTGTAAGCGTGTCAGTACCAACAAAGCACGCTGCAAAGATACTAATTTATTTTCAAACTGCAAGGGTTTTAATGTGTTCTTCTGCTCTTATTGCGCATTTTTAACACACAACACAATTTTAGTTACGTATATAAAACTACAAATACATTAAACCGCTTGCAAATTTAACATTTAATACTCTAAGGCATTTTCAAGACAAAAAAAAGAGCAACCACCATCACTGGCAGCTGCTCCATAAGTTGTTACCTTAAACCAATCTAAAACCTTAATAACTAAAAACCAACCTAATAAAATAACTTTTTCTTATATTTTACCGTGAGAAAGAAAATCATTGTAACCAGCATCAAGGAAACGACCCAAAAGGAAATCATACCGAATTTCCAATAGAACAAATCCCATCCCTCCAAGTCTTTCTCAATATATTCCTTTTTGGTCTGGGCGATACTCAATTCTCTATTTATGCTATCCCTCTGAGCCTTGTATATACTCGCTCGCTCTGCTATCTCCTTATAATGAATAAGGCTATCACGAACCTTGGATAGTTCCTTGCTGTCCCTGTATCTAATCTCTATATGAGTAGAATCCTTACCTAGAACCTTACCACTCTCATCTACCCTTGTCTTGACATCATCCTTGATGTATGTGGAATCCTTAACCTGTTTTTCGGTCTGCTCCCAATGATAAGATAGCAAGCTGTCCCGAATAAGCTTGACCCTTTCGTTGATAATTGAGTCCCAATGGGCGTAAGTAGTAGTGTCTCGCACCACCTTTTCCACTTCTACATATCTTGTTGTCCGGCATCCGTACATCATCAGCATGATGAAGAAACCTACCAATATGGTAACGAGCCAACGCCACCAATCAAATCTAAGCTCCATATCAACCTCCTTTTTGAGTGCAAAGGTACAAATAAAACCAAAAGGAACGATTTCTTCGCCCACTCTTTCTTTTTCAAAATTTCAAAAGTGAAGAAAAAACCACCACCCAATTAAGAATGATGGTCTTACTAATGCCTTAGTTGAGCCTGTGTCTCGTAAGATTACCAAGTGATTATCTTTCCGGTATTACATACGAGCTTTCCGTATTGTATATTTCCAACCCTGCGAAGCCATCCATGCAGGTTCACACTTTGCTTTGGGTCATTGTTCACAATCGCATTGAGAAAGGCAATTCGTGACACCTTCAGCTTATCGAACAACGCCCATTGACCTTGTTTGTATGAATTGATAGCAGCTAAGGTCATATTACCCATGATGCCATCAGCTTTTGTTCCTACGATAGTTTGAATCTTTTGTACGGCTCTGCTTACTCCACTATTATAAGCAAAGTCAACCAAGAGATTAGCCACTGACTGGTTGTTGATTTGGTCAGCCTTGCAAGCATCCCAATAATATTTCTTGAATATGTGATGCCATTGTTCATCGGTTATCTTCTTCAAGTCCGATGCAGTCTTACTAGCACCATAAACTTTACGGAACGTCTCTAGAGTCACGCCTTTCATTGTTGCGCCTCCCCTATCACTCTTTTTGTTAGAATATCCACCCTCGAATGAGAGGATGAATGGTTGTAAAATACTTGAGTCTGCCATAGTCTATTTGTCGTTTATGTTTTGATGTTCGCCACGTTCCCCTATCGTCTTGGTAATGCCAGCCGTGACGAACAAACTAGCCACACTACCAACAAATGCACTTAACCCCATCAAATCGGTCTTGATAGTCCCATAAGTTACCACTTCCCACACTAAGATAAAGCAGACAACCAGGAGCATCAAGAGACCTATCAGAGTAACGGACACTAAGAAGAATGCCTTGCTTGAATGTCCGCTATTAACTTGTATGAGTAATTTCAGATACTTGACCATATTTTAATCCTCCCTGTCACGATATATCTCATTTTCTTCCTTTTCAACCAACGTTTCTAAGGATTCTCGCTTTCTTGGTGGGGTTCTAAGTTGGCATCCATCCTTGATGCATCTGTTCCATTGTGCCTCATGCAAGGCAAGCTTCAAATCGTTCTTCTCATCCCTAAGATTGCGTATGGTAATACGATACTGATTGATTTCCTCATACAATTCATCTACTTTACTGTTAAGATTAACGACCGACTCGTTGGAACGTTCATAGAGAGCCTTCCACTCATCGGCATATGATGAAATAGTCTTATTCTCTTCCTGTGATGCGAGTGCCGCCTCCTTTCGCTTTCTACTATTATAGTACAGCAGCGTTGAGATTACACCCGATGCACAAAGAAGATTAATTCCCGTCTGTATTAATTGAATAGTTTCCGCTGTCATTTTCTCGTGTTTTTGTTGCAAAGATAGTAATTTATATATAATAATGTGTAAACAGCCTAACCGGATAACCGCACAATTAATTTTTGTGCAAATAATCAAATATTTCTTTAAACAAAGTTATAACACATTAAATCATTTGCTCAACCAAGAATTTTTCCTTAACTTTGCAGAAAAAGGTGAGTCACACCATAAAACTGAATATACATGAGAATTATAGAACAGGAAACAATAGATTACATCAAAGCTCATATTAATGAGCGTCCAAGGTACAAGTTGGCGCAAAGAATGGGTGTCAGCGTTAAATTCTTGTATAAAATAATGCACGAATGCGATTGTAAGTTCGAGCAAAAAAGACTTATTCCACAACCCGACAAGAAACGTGATGAACAAATCACAATACTATATCCTGACCATTCGGTCAGAGAGATTGCAGTAATTGTAGGATGCCATCCGTCTACGGTAGGCAAGGCTGCTAAAAGGCTAAAGCTTACTCATTCAGAAGAAACTATCGAAAGACTTAAAAAGAATAGTTTGGCAAATTTAAAGAAAGCGTATGAGAAAGCAACAATAAGTAAAAGGGTAAAAAGCTGGCAAAGAACCATGCAGATGGAGAAATTCAGAGTTATATCCTGCATTCCGCAACAGACAAGATTCAAATTTGCGGATATGCCTATAAAAGCATATCATGCCAAGTACAATCTCATAACAAAGCATGGATATTTCGCTTTCGAAGGTGAGCCATACACCATAGGTTATGACCAAAATACTCATAGGATGAATGAAGAATACTATAAGAACAAATATGGATTTTCTTTTGAGGAGGATGAAGAATGCCAAGAAGATTAACAAAAGAACAGATAGACTATATTAAAGTCCACATCAATGACTACCCACGAAAGGAAGTAGCCAAGGCTGCTGGTGTAACCTTACATACATTATACAAGTATATCACTATTTTAGGTGGTACGAAAATAGACAATAAATTGAATAATGAGACTATCCGCAAAATCTCCGACATGTACAAAACGATGACAGCGAGAGAAATCTCAGAAGTAACGAATATTCCTCAGTCTACAATATTAGGACAAGTCAGTAAGCTTGGCTTGAAACACGATGTAGAAACGATAAATAGGATTCGTAAAGAGCGTAACAGGTCTTTGAGAAGCTATTGGAATAAAGAAAAGTATGCTAGTAAAGGCAGAAAGCTGCATATGCAATATAAAATGGATGAACTTAGAGTGTTGTCGGGTAAGCCTCAAGAAACTAGGTTAAGAATAAGAAAGCTCTCCCCAAAGGCTTTGAATGCAAAGATGTATTTGCGAAAGTCTTATAACTATTTCTACTCTAAGGGTGCCGTTTATTCTCTGCTATGACTCCGAGACAAAAAGACACCCTAAAGAGGAATACTATACTGACAAGTTTGGTTTCAAGTTCGTGTGTGCTTAATTTCTGTTTGCTGTTCCGTTTGCATTTTTCGTTTTCTGCAAACGGAATTTGCAAACAAGCCTTTGATTTCCATGCATCCGGAAGTATGATATTACCTCCTATCACCTTAACTACTTGATTATTAGTGATTAAAAGAAAGTTTGATAGAGTTATTTAATCTTATCCTTATTATTCGTAACTTTGCAGCCGTAACGTTACATAGAGTTAGTTTAATTAAGGTTTAACACAAAAAGATTATTCTTATGGAGACATCAAAAACTTATGTTTTTAATCCAGAGGGTTCAGGTAACAATGGAGGAATGATGAGCTTGATAGCTCCTTTGCTCCAACAGAGAGGCGTTGATCCAAACGTTCTTCTTGCGATGAAGGGTAATAACGGATTCGGCAATGGTGATGGTTCTTGGTTCATTTGGCTGCTCTTTATCCTTTGCTTCTGTGGTTGGGGCGGTAATGGTTTCGGCTTTGGTGGTCGTGGCAATGGCGCAGGTCTTGCCAATGAAATCAACAATGACTATGGTCGTTCCTTGCTTATGGATGCTATCGGTGGCAATCGTAATGCACTCAGTAATCTCGCTACTCAGCTCAATTGTACTGAAGGACAGATTCAACAAGCAATCTCTGCCTTGACAACCCAAGTCCAGAACGTGGGCAACCAAGTAGGTATGAGCGGAATGCAAACCATCAACGCTCTTCAGCAAGGTAACATGCAGATTGCATCACAACTCGCTGACTGCTGCTGCCGTGTAAATAACAATATTACGGCTATGGACGGAAACGTCAAGTTGGCTATGTGTCAGCAGACTGGCACTTTGCAGAATGCCATCAACAATGTAGCCGTAGGTCAAGAACGAGGCTTTTCTAATGTTGCTTTCGAAACCAAGGGTCAGACATGCGACATTTTGAATGCTATTAAAGATAGTACTCAGACCGTAGTTAATGGCCAACGCCAAGCAGAACTCAGAGATATGCAGGACAAGATAGACCATCTTCGTGAAGAGAATGGAACTTATAAGTCTTCTGCCATGACTTCGCAGATTGTAGGTCAAGCTATGGCACCTGTCAACGCTATGTTAGCTGGCTTGCAAAAAGAGGTAGATGGTATCAAGTGTAAGCTTCCATCAACTGTCACAACCAGCTACAGTCCATTTACTGCTGTTCCAAATTGTGTTGCTTGGCAAACAGGCTTATATGGTCTGAATGGTGTCAACAATGCAAGCTTTTGGGGTTAATTAGGAAAGGAGGCTGCTATGTTATGGATGAGACCTTTTGCATGGGTTAATCGTAACGGCTCGGCAGCTATCGCATCTACAGGCGTGGTGGTGAACACCGAAAATGTCGTTTTCTCGTTCAGAAACCACGCCTTCGTGAATGCTAACTATAGGGGAACTATCTTTGTGAACCTACATCAAGCTATTCCGACTGGTACGACAAATACGCTGCCAATCCTTTTCGAGACCAATGGCGTAACCCAAGCTGTAACTAAGTTCAACGGCAATCCTTTGACGGTAGCCGACATTGCAGGAACTGGAGTTTATCAGTTTTGGTTCGAGCGAGATACTAACACCCTTCAGCTAATGACGGGTATTGTTTAACAATTAACATTACAAAGCTATGTTTCAAGGACTTCGACCTAACAGCATATTCTATGTGCTTGACAAGGGTGAAAACCCAAGTCTTAAAATCGGACAGGTTGTATCGGTCAGTAACCCACAACCTAAGTTCCCAACATATACTCCTGGGCAATTCAACCCACAACCAATGGAGACTACCGTTGATGTTGTCGTAAAATTCCCTAATGAACAAATGGAGTTCAAACAACTCCCATCCAATATGCAAATTGCAAATTCGGAAAACCTCGTGGTTTCTGAAAGCCGTGAAGCTATGGATGCGGAAGTTGAGGCTATGTATCGGCATTCTAAGGAGATTGTGGAAAGCGAGCCATACCACAAAAAGGTTATGGAAGAGTGCGCAAAGATGCGTGCCGTATTGAATCCACAAATAGCCAAAGACAGACAACAGGAAGAAGACATCAATAACCTCAAAAGCGAGGTTAGCGGAATGAAGGGAACTTTGACCGATATTAAGTCTATGTTGTCAGTGGCTTTGGAAAAAGTTAATACAAAAAAGTAAATCATTATGGGATACATGATAGAAATTACCGAAAACAAGGTAAATGAAATGTCAGAACTTGTAGAGAAGATGCTTAAGTATGGTGGTAAACTCATGCACTGCATTGATGAAATGGGGGATGACAAGTATGGACGAATGGGTCACAGAAATCCAATGCCGGATTACCGAGACAATTGGGATGACGATGATGACCGCTATGGTGAAAGACATGGTGGTCGCAGAGGTGGCGGTTATCGCTATTAGTATTACACTTTGAGGTGGGGAGAAATCTCCACCTCCTTTAAAAGCTTTTATTATGGGAAGATACAAAATACCACTTGACGCATACGATATGAAGCCGGAAGGGATGATTGCATACCTTCGCTACAATGGCTGGCACTTCAATAAAAAGATGTGCGATTGGGCTATTACCTTAATGCGCAAGACAAACGCAACAACTGGTAAGCTCGAAAAAGTTGAACCGACAGAAAAAGATACAGTCGAGGAACTTCTTAAAGTCAACAACGTAAAGTTGGAGAATGCCGACAATTACGATTTCGTTTATGTCGCAAACATGGCTAGAGCCGATTTCTTTAAGTCTTCTTTAAAAGACGAAGCTGCTTTGGCTCAATTCATTAAGGATATGGTGGATGACCCAGACCAAGCGGACGGATTTATTTTCAATAGATTTTATGCCGATTGCAACCATAATGGTATCGGCATTCCATGGGATGATGTATTATGATTAAACAAGAAATTTACTTGGAGAAATACGATTGGAATGTGATTGTATGTCATGTAGCTAATCAAGAAGATATTGACGAAGCTATGGACTTACTAAGTTCCATTGATTGTAAGGGGCAACCATTATTGGATGCATACGACCACATTTCAACCGATTCTTCAAACAAAGGATTGACATACACAAATGTTTCAAAGAAAACAAGTGTTGTGCTCATTTGCAAATCTACTTCTGAAGGTGAGTATATAAATAGTCTCACACATGAAATGTTTCATGTAGTAGCACATATATGCAACCATCTGGGAATAGATATGCAAGGCGAAGAACCATGCTATCTTATGGGATGGCTCTGTCAGTCGATATTATAGAAGATTTCCTTATAAGTTTAACTTGGTGGGCAGACCTTGGATTTTTCCATCTGCCCTCCTATAAAATTACAAGAATATGAGTTGTTCGAAAATCAAAAATTACCTTTATGAACGTTTTAATGAGGATTTTAACGTTCTATCTGAGAATGAAAATCGAGTTATCATTACATTTGATGATAATGACTTGTCGGTACTCGTAAACAAGATGGAGAATAAATTATTCATTCTCGTTCCGCTAACTAATATGCATTCGTTTGAACATCATCCGGATTGGATCTTGGTAGATGGCGAACGCATCAATAGCAACCTATTTTGGAAGGAATGCGGCAACCAAGTGATAGAATATCAAGGTGATGCCCCTATAGCTATCAAGCAAGACACCATAGAGAGAATTGTTAATGATTTCATTAAAAACAGATAACGTTTTAAAATTTGCATTAATTTATTTGCAAAGCCATCTTTTTTGTCGTATCTTTGCATTGTAATAAAAATGGTGAGACACACCAGAACAACTGTGTTTTTCAAACTTAATTTTCGTAGATAAAGATATTAATATATCAATATAGAAAAAAGCAAAATTATGACAGAAAAAGGATATTTAATCAAGAAAAAAGTATTATTCATTGATTTAGACGACACGATTATTACAACTATTTCAGGAAACAAATTTCCAATAGATGTGACAGATTTCAAAATCCGTAAAGAGGTTTTGGATAAGATTGTAGAGGTGTTCCCTACTCTTTACTATGTGGAAATAGTTTCAAACCAAGGAGGCATCCCTCAATTCGTTGACGAACAGGACTTCATAGGAAAGATAAAAGCGATTGAAAGCTTTATGCAAAAATATCTTCGCAATCATACCGGACGAAATATATTCGTCAACTCTATGTATTGCCCATCGCATGCAGAGATAGGAATGAGAAAGCCAAATACCGGAATGCTAGAATCGTATTCTTCTTGGAAGAAGAGTGAGCTGATTATGATAGGTGATGCTAGCGGAAAAGAAGGAGACTTCTCGGACTCCGACAAACAGTGTGCGGAGAAATTCGGAATTGAGTACATTGATGTAGAAGAATTCTTGAAAATATAAAAAAAGAGAGGCAATCACTTACCTCTCTTACTCAACTTGTAAGGAACACTTACATGTTCAACTATTATTTTCTTTTCTTTTTAATGAAGTGCAGAATATCCCATTTCTTCCAATACCTTGTGTGCCCTCGCTTCTTGCACTCGCCATTCGGAATATCGCCCCTCGCTACCATTCTGTTAAGTGTAGCATCAGAAACGTGCAGTTTCTCCTTGACCTCCTCTGTGCTCATCATTGGGTTGAGAGCATACGGCAGATAGTTCTCACAAAGGTCTTCTATCTCATCGCTACTCATTCCGCAAGCAGTTACCTTCTCCCCTCTCTTCTCTTGCTCGTCTGCTCGAAAACAAGAATCCGATAACGATTTTAATAACACTCCCAAGGTGTGATAACCAAATAACTTTCCCATATCATTATAATCTAGAGATTAAACTTTGACAGCCCTTGCCTGAGAAATACTTATCGGCAAAACCATATACATAAAATATAATGGTCATTACAAGTATTACAACATTAGCTTCCACCATTTCGTTGGTGGTAAAAACATTCCAGTATACGATATGAATAGCATTTATCCCAAATAGGTAGATGATCATCGGAATACGCCATCTGTAGCAGAGCCAAAAGAATCTGCTCGCAATTATAAGTACAAGCGGATGGATGTAAACGGAAAAATAGATAAATGCTGCCGATACCCAATTCTCCTTAAACCATACGCACATTTCTTTTTCATGAGACGCAAATGTTACCATGCATGCAATATGAAAAAGCATGATAAACAGAGGCATCACTTCACAATAATACTTAAACCAAGTGAGTAGCTTTATGCTGTAGCCTCTACCTGCAAGGATAATGACGTTTATCATTTCGCTAACGTCCATGTCCTTAAACATTACTCTTGACAACTGTACAACACCGACTGATTGAACTAACCGATGGACTTCATCTTCTTCTTCTTTAGTCATAAGCTATTATATTTTAGTTGATTTAAAAGATTGATACCGCAAAGATACGCATTTTTAAAAGTAAGAAGTCGGCTTTAGATTAATTTTTGTGTTAAACTTTATAAAAAGTAACAATCTGAAAGTAGATGGCTACAAAAATAGCGTTAGAACGGCTTTCTTGCCAAATTCTAACGCTATTATTATATCTACACTGGTATTATCCTATCACAACCTCAAGGCTCTCCATATCAGCGAACTTCAAGCCGCAATCTTTCGCTGCCTTGAACAGCTCCTTCTCGTCAACGTCCTCGATGGCTACCTCTACCTCGGCATTGGCAAGGTCTGAGAAGTACTTCTCTGTCTTCTGCTTCTGATTGAAGAAGTACTCATTGACCTCAGCGAACTTGGCTGAAT